ACACTTGGTACTGGTAATTTTGTTATTGCACCACAAGCCAACACCGTGTCAGGTATTCGCATGACTTCAGATGGTAACGTAGGAATTGGTAAGCCGGACCCTGCTCAAAGGCTGGATGTGAGTGGCTCAATAATGGCAGCCGATTATTTTTTTAGTAGACTACCCAATGTACCTTTACTTAACATGATACCATTGGCCTATATTTATAATGCTTTTGGCTTTGAAGGAACTGTTTCAGCTGTTTTATATTATACGGGGCCAATTATTTATGGAAATATAGCCAATGTTGGATCTCAAAATATGGGTGATTATATTGTTGTGTTACCAAGAGTTACTGTCCTTCTAATAAATGGATCTAACGTAAGTATGTATGTAAATAATAATACAACTTCTCCGAGTCGTTATATATTTAGTGGAGATGTACTTCAAAATACAGAAAAAATTTATAAATGTTTCTTTATTGGTGAATAAACGATTAATAATTTTAAAAACGTTCAATAAGTAAAACATGTTAGTTTTCGCCACAGTCGTCCTACGTCACCTTGGGGCAACTAGCACTGTAAATGTCAGTGATATGTGCGATCCAACTACTGAAGAAGAGTTTAAAAAACTGGAGTTTACATCCCCGACACCCATCACCTGGTCCGATTATCAGAGTACATTACCCATTGTACAGGCCATTATTGCTCAGAAGTCGATTCGAAAATATCGTGATCAACTGTTACGCAATTCCGACTGGATTATGACGGTCGATAACATTGATACCCTCGCCAATAAAGAAGAATGGATCGCATATCGCCAGGCACTGCGCGATATGCCGACCACTGTAACAGAATACACATGGATTCCAGAATCTTATAATTTAGATTTTTCAAAAATAACCAATTTTAACGCGCCACCTGTTATACGCAAATGATTATTCTAAACCCCACACCGTCACCCGTAGTAGAGAGAATGGTGTGTTATAATTAAAAGTAAGACTCCAGACGGCATTTTTTGCTTTATTGTAAAATCTGGTCTCGCTACATGACGAACAGGGAGGTTATATTGTGTAATACCAATTAAGCGCACATAAAATAATTGACAACAAAATTAGCGGAGGACTATTAGATAATAGTTTTGTAACATTTTACCGACAAAAAAACGGCCTAACACCAAACCGGCCGCTCCCGTCGCGTATACACGAGGAGTCCACGGGCCCCTTTCGAACCAACATAGAAAGCACGATAGGCCGCCATGGGCGTCGGTGCGCCGTCGCGGAATTCAGGCGGCATAGCCGTTGCGAACCACGTGAAGCGATTGGGCGGACCAGGCAGAGGTGGTGGATGGGTCGCGAGCCAGGCCACGTGGTCTTCGCAGGCGTGGCGCGGCGCGGCAGGGTAACGGTAGTGGTATTCTTCGGCTAAGGCGCTAGCCAAGGCACATAACCACATATAATTCCCTAAACAGGTGCGCGTCCACCTGGCACACGGGTGATTGCGATGCGTGGGTTTGTAGCCCCGTCGTGTTCCGTCCTTCGTCGTAGGGGCGGATGTCGGTAACTCCGTGCCAGCACTCGCAATGGAGTGAGCCGTCCAGAGCAACTGGGTCGATTCCAGAAGCATCTTCACAACGTGTTTGTCGCAGTGCCACTGCGCGGCTACTTTGGGGTCAAGAGAAAGAGCAAATATATTCATGGGGGTGCTGTAAACCCCTCAGCAAGGTGGTCAATTTTATTTACATAATATTTATGGGCATAGGTGTTACTCTCCTTCGATAACCATCTTAACTGCGCGTTATTTCTATGAAAGTTGGCCCAGGAAGTATAATATGGTTCATTCAATACATAATTCATTTTTTCAAGACTATACACATATGTAACGTTTTCATTATTTTTTAACCATTCTTCTGCCAAAATATGAAATGGAATTATATGATCAACCTGCGCATCAAGTCCTAGTGGTCGATCGGCAATCGGACAAACAGCATTCGGATTTAACACATTAATATTGCGAAATTCATCAATCTGTATTTGAATTGCCCCGCGCATTGCTCTCAATAAATTATATCGCGTATTGCGATTACTACCGGCCAAACGTTTTATAGACGCTGGATACCAAACGTTATTAACACAAATTTTAAAACATTTATTTCCCCAAGAATCATTAGAAATTATAACATCAGATATGTCTAATATATCAAACTTTTGTTCTCCATTATCTGGTGTATAATACTTTGAAAATATATGTTTAAAATATATATTTTCTATATTATCTAATTTTCCAACTACAGTTGATTTCAAAAAAGTAGATAATATACTATATCTTGATTTAATTGTTGTTTCATCTAATACATATTTGAGTGTCATTAAATTAATAAATGCTTCATTTCTTTAGTACGTCCCATGTGTTGTTTCCTCAGTCCAAATTCCGCCGTCTCCCATCAGAGACAAACAGCAGATGGCATCCAATCTCCGTCGCCGCGATGACTTACAGTATATCAAGACCCGTGAACTGTCCTTCCAATACGAAGACGGCACCTTCCCGGCACAGGGTTCAATTGCCTATGTGGAGGATAATATCGGTACCGTCGGTTTCAGTGAAACAACTGTGGATGCTAGCGGCAAATTTACGGCTATTGCCTTTCCGTGTGGTGTGCTTGGCTGTAGTGGCACACAGTTATACTTTAACGGTGCGCCCGTCCAGGACGGCGCCCAGGGGCCAACGGGTACCACTGGCAGCACAGGCGCCACGGGTCCCGCCACGCCTGGTCCCACGGGTCCCACTGGTTCTGTTGGTTCGGTCGGCTCTGCTGGTCCCACGGGACCCACTGGTGTCTCCGTACCTGGTTTTACCGGCCCCCAGGGCTTTACCGGCTCTATTGGTCCCACCGGTCCGCAGGGAATCCAGGGATCGCAGGGTCCAGTTGGTTCGCAGGGTCTAGTAGGAAGTACTGGCCCCACCGGCCCACAGGGTATTCAGGGCATCCAGGGACCTCAAGGTATTCAGGGGGTCACTGGCTACACCGGTCCTGCTGTTCCGGGTCCCACTGGTCCCGCGGGACCCAAAGGTGTTACCGAGCCCACTGGAAGCATCATGATGTATGCTGGTCCATCTGCTCCCGCTGGCTGGCTTTTCTGTGATGGTTCATACTACTCAATTGGAACATATAACAATTTATATAATGTTATTGGACCAACGTTTGGTGGTACGGCAGGCACTTTTGCGGTCCCTGATTTGCGTGATCGCTTCCCACTAGGTCTGGGAATTAATTATGGTATAAGTCTGGGTCAATTGGGTGGCGAACAGACGCATACCTTGACCGCTAATGAAATGCCAACACACAATCATGCGTTAACTAACAACACAGGCACAAGCGTGATGTCATATGGTACAACTACACCTGGCTATGATGTTGCTAGTTTTATGGCTGGTAACGGTGGTAATACTGTTCCACAAATATCAACAGAAACAGCTGGTTTAGGTGCAGCGCACAATAACATGCCACCCTATATCGTTTTGAACTTTATCATCAAAACATAGTTCTTGGTGTAGAGTAAGGTATGGCACATCTCCGGTCTGCGCGCAACGTGTCCAATCTCCAAGTCGGCAGTCTCCGTTATGATCGCACCGACGTGCCGCCCTACGGTGGCGTGCTCTCCGTAGAGACCACAGGTAAAGTCACAATCACAGACGAAATCCGTCTGCGTAATCTGAATGTGATCGACAGTATCGCCGTGGGCACGACTCTCCAGGTCAATGGGGCGCTTACGGCCGGCTCGGCGGATATCTACGGTACCCTCACGGCCAGCGATGACCTCTTTGTGGATGGTTCAGCGGTCTTTACGGGCAATGTGGATCTCTGCGGGAATGTGTTTGCTACCGGTAACATAAAAGGTAAAAACGCAACATTCAGTGAAGATGTTACAGCTTTCCGACTGCGTGCTCAGTTTGCCGATATTAGTGGTATTTTGTTCGGCGACGATATCGACGTTTCGGGTCACCTGTTGGTCGACGGGTCCTCGAACCTTATCGGCCACGTGCGCATGTATGAAGGTCTCGGTGTCACCGGTCGTGCCACCTTTCACAACGGCATTGTCGTAAATGGACCAGGTGCCACGTTGGCCTCGCTGCGCGTCACAGGCGCAGAAACTGTCGCAGGTGGGCTAACAGTTACGGGAGGCGGTCTGTCTGTTACGGGAGGCGGTGTTACACTGTCAAACACTCTCCGTGTTAACGGCGCGGGATCGTTCTATAACAATATGATGGTGGCGGGCACCTTTCGATCAGGTGGTATTGCGTCCTTCATGGGCGGCGCTTTCACCAATGGTAACTCGACTGTAAGTGCGAATCTGCTCGTAGGTGGAAGAATTGGTATTGGTACCACAACACCCACAACCCGTTTGGAAATTTACGATCCCGCAAACCCCAAAATCTATCTTACTGGTGTTGGAGGGGTAACTGGTTTTTTTTCACATGCCGGCATTGGGGTCGATATTGGTAATGAAGGCAGCGCGGTCCCCATTCGATTGATGCCTGGTAATACAGAAAGGGTTCGTATCGATGGAAGCGGTAACATGGGTGTCGGTACCACCACACCGGCCACTGTTGTTCAGATTTCCAATCCGACCCAGACCGCCCTCACGGGACTCGCGGTTCGCTCGGACACCGTCAATACGACCATCGGTAATTACACCGGTCCCTACGGTGCTGCCTCCAATTATGGTTCCATTCAGACTACGGATTTCGGTGGAGCCACGACCATTGGCACCAATCCCTATCCCCTGATTCTCCAGCCTCTGGGTGGCCGTGTTTGTGTTGGTGGAGCGGAATACAACGTAATTGCCAACACCGAAAAGTTCCAGGTGGCCGATAACGTTCTAGTCCGTACAGGAGCGGGTATCACGGTCGGCACCGGCTACAGCACTTCCTATATTACTCTCAACAACGCCAATGCCGGCGCCACGGCGAACCAACAGACCCTTACAGTGTCCATGGACGGCACCAGTGGCAGCGCAAGTAATGCAATTCTGAATGCGGCGGCGCTCGGCACTGCGACCGTACCCAACCTCGTTTTCCAGACGGGTGGCGTAGAGCGAGCCCGCGTAACAAACAGTGGCCAGGTGGCCTTTACGGTTGCCGGTGATGTTCTTAGTCAGAATATACACACAAGAGGGGTTGTTGGAACCACCTATTTAAACGGCCAGGGTGCCTACCTTTCCTGGAACAACGACGGTGGCAGCGGGCAGACCTATTTAGTGGACCAGCGCGGAGAGGGTGTCGGCGGCTTTCGTTTTCAGATTTTCGATACTAGTAATACCTTTGTTAAAGAGCCCCTGACCATCACAAACACGGCGGTCACGAACGGTATTGCCCAGGCGACATTTACGCAGACCGATGTTGCCACGGGAGCGACTACGACGAATACCGCAGCCCTCACCGTCCAAAATACATCAGGTGGAGTCCACACTCTGAGTCTCTACACCAATATGAATGGCGGCTCCTACAATGGTCTATCTCAGGCCGGCGACAAGGGTATCATTTTTTCGAATGGAACCGCCGATACCGGCAACTTAGTGATTGGTCCCTGGTTAAATGCGGCAGCGGGAGGGCTCCGTATTACTAACACCGGTAATGTCGGTGTCGGTACGGCGTCACCAGCGTATACGCTGGATGTGAGTGGGTCAGCACGTGTCACTGGTAATTTATATACAAGTGTACCTGCTTTTTTGGCTTTTTTAAGTGGCGGATCTGGTATAACAGATACTAATTTAGGTGTACAAGTAATGTTTAATACTGTAGCATATAACGATGGTGGAGGATATAACACTACCACCGGTCTATTTACCGCGCCTGTAACTGGATATTATCAAATAAATGCGACAGTTAATATTGGAGATATGGCAGCAGCAGATGTTTACTTAGAATTGTGGAATGTTAGTATACCATTTTACAGAGGGTCGCAACTAAATATTAATGGTGCAGCAATAAGTGATTATGCTCCTACTATTAATACTGTTGTTAATCTGAATAGTGGTGATGTTATACAAGTTAGAATATGTTTAGGCGGTTCTGCAACCATAAATGGAGGTGTATCACCATATCAGACATATTTTTCAGGATTTCTTCTAAAAGCGTTATAATACCAAAAACGGTCATAACCACCGCTCTAACCCGTCGCATACATCTGGGTCCACTCTCTGGCTCGCGCATCGTAGGCAGCGCGGTTGGTTTTATAGAGGTTGGCAATGTCTGGAACGAGCGGGTCATTCGGATTGGGATCTGTGAGAAGTGACAGAATACTCAAGAGCACCTTGGAAATAGTTAGAGCGGGGCTCCATTGCCCTTTGAGAATATCCAAACATATACCCCCTGAGGAGTTTATGTTGGGATGAAAGACTTTGGTACGGAAAGTGACTATGGGCGGTTTGAAGGGATAGTCGCTGGGAAAATGTATGCTGAGTTTGAAGACACCGCCTTGGAAGGGGGAATCATCGGGGCCAAACATGATTGCTTCCCAGACAAACATGTCGTTCGTGTTGACCGGTCCCGCCGTACAGTTGACGGGAGGATCTTTTTGGAGTTGGGTGAATTCGGTTTGTAAACGTCGTAGGGCCATCGTGCCTCGGCGGGTCGGCAACCAAAAATGGCCGGTCAACTTTTGACCTCAAAAATAGTAATGACAGATTCAACACGTGAACATTAGGACGAAGTCGCCGTGTAAAAGGTGTCCGTGGAGTCTGAGAGGCTGGGTGATGGGGCTCTGGGTTTCAGAAAGAGGTATTCACGGTGGGGTTCCACGAGCCATTTGTCCATGACCACGGGGGAACGATCGCTGCCGCCACAAAACGTCTGCCACGCAGCGGTCATCGGTCCGTCCATGAGGCGGCGAAGGGAGCCAATCCAGAGATAGAGGGTCGCCGCGGAACGAACACGGGTCGGTGAAGAAGACCCGTGGCGACGAATGTCTTCGTCCGTGAGCGTCTTGATACCAGTGGGGTCCACATCTAAGACGAGACGAAGGTGGAGCGGCGCCGGCTGGACCACTGACAGAACCCTAAAGGATATGTCAGTCGCGCAGCGGAAGGAGCAAATATGGGCGAGGCAGCCCAGAAAGCGTTCAACCAAGTCTTCATCGGTGACGGCGATGCGCACAAAACTGAGGTGAACGGTGTATTTCATCGTGGTGACCCTGTTGGTCCCCTTGGTTACGGGTGGCAACTTTATGGCAAACGCTCGCACCTCTGTGCCTCCTCACGGAGTCACATGACACTCGCTAAAACGCTCGCACCTCTGTGCCTCCTCACGGAGTCACATGTAGTTTACCCTTTCCCCAACCAATGGTCGCCCGCAGCTTGTCTTCAGTCAGCGGTTTACGATACACACGGAAGTCCTGGAGACAGCCTCGCATATTCAGGCCCACGTAATTCTCCACGAGTTCCAGTGCCGGTGACAGGCGCCCATCCGTCTTGGTCGCCACGAGCACACCATCGACATACATATTCCAGGTGGGCCACCAGGCGATTACGTCCGTAGTCGTAATCGCCACGTGCTGCCAGACACCGGTGCGAGCGGCACCCGTGGGAGAAGCCAGACGCATCAGACGCTGCTCTTCGTCCCAGATTTCAAAGACGTAGGTGGCGTTGGAACCGAGGGATTTTGGTGTTGACGAACCGTGAAAGGTCGGCACGGCACTCGGTGTGTCTACAGGAGCCGGCTCCGTGAGTTGACCAACAGCCAACAGTTCTGCCGATGTTATTTCCGAAGCAGGTTTTACACCGGATTGTAATGGAGGCAAATCCACGCCCCCACCTTCTACACCCAGCCACATACGGCTCGCTCCGCGCGGGTTACTGGCGGAAAAGACCTTCGCCCCCTTTTCAAAGGCATCCCAATAGACCCAGAAACAGACAGCGCGGATTTGACGCGGTGATATAGTCTGACCGAGAGCGTGTGTTTCGGGTTCGCCCCAACGTAGACAGTCACGCAGTGGAGGTGGTGCTTGGCTGGCCGCCGACCAGCGGTTCAGTTGGAGACCACGGCTCATGAGGGGACGCAATTCCTTGGGAAACACGGGGCGTCCGTGAGGAACAAACACAGCATTCTCCGCGTAGTCTGTGGCATCGTCGATCCAGCGCCCCCAGACCAGAATACCATCGTAGGCCTCCAGCAGTTGGCGAATGGCCGGTGGCGGAGCGTCATCGAAGACCTCCACGTCCTTGAATCCGTCGCGGCCCGCAGGAGCACAGACCGCATGCCAGCGTCCTGTAACCTCATCGCGGAGAATACGGCAGTAGTCCATGCGACCTGTGTTTTTGTTCTTTTTGAAATAGTCGTCGCGGCTGAATCGGAAACCGGCTCCTTTGGTCTTCGAGGTGTATTCCAGCGTGTTCATACCATCGCGGCGACCGAGGGCACACGCCATCATCAGCGAATCCGGGTCTCCCTTGCGGACTACGGCGCGACAAAAGTCCGTGGCGGTGCCAATGCCCTGGATGTCGGCGAAGGTTTCAGCATAACGGAGGTCGCGCTCGTAGCCACCGACCTCGGTCCAGCCCTCCGCGGCGTAACCGATATCGGCACGGGGCTGTGACCCACCGATGAAATCCTCAATGGCTTTGCTTTCGTTGAGCGAAAAGCCGTGCCAAACCACCACGCCAACTAACAGTGTCAGAACAACTACCGTGGCCGTGTTCATAATGAAATCCCTTACTCCGGTCCGCGATTTTCGGATGCTCAGCAAATCGCGGTCCATGTTAATGGAGGAACGACAAGTGGGTGGCAAACTGCTCGGCAAGGGCGTCTATGGCTGTACTTTCGAACCGGCGCCACGCTGTGCCGGTGGCAAAGTCTTCAAAACAGTGGCCGGTCTACCCGCCGTGGGCAAGATTACAGTGGAGGACGGAACCGCCGAACTCGGCATTGGGCGCGCTCTAATGGGTCTCCCTATCCGTGACACACGGTTGGGTTCGGTTCCAAAGAACCTCCCATTAGCCCCCCAATACTTCGCACTGCCCATGGAGGAGTGTCGTCCTGAGTTACCCATTCAGGATCCCGATGTGAGTCGCTGCGACGTGTTGAATGACAAGGACACCAAGGAGGCTGACATTGACCTGCTCATCATGCCCAATGCCGGTCTCGCTTTTTCCAAGTGGGCCCTGGACCTGCCACGACTGGCCGACCAATACGTGCGGGTCTTCACACATCTGTTGGAGGGTATGATCGTCTATCAAGGCGCCGGTTACGTCCACAATGACATACACTACAACAACGTGGTCGTGGATAGACGGGGCGTGGCGCGCTACATTGATTTCGGCCTCGGCTTCCGTGTAGCGGATGTCAAGACGTGGGCCGACGCAAACCTCGGCACCGGCTTCAAGCCCAAATATGTCTGGATGCCACCGGAAGTCCACGCCTGGCGCATGTATAAGAGCGGGGTTCGTCTCCGTGACGGTGTGGCTCAACTCAAGGAAATTAATCCCGAATACAGCGAGATGGAAACACGTTTTCCAGAAAGAGTGCGCGCCATGGAAGCTCTGAGCGATCTCTTACAGGAGACTCAGTCGAAAAGCAGCGGCGAATTCGTGCGGACCTACGCAAAACAGTTCGATTGGTGGCGAATTGGTTTGCTTATGTGGATGGCGTGGGATGATCTGTTAGGTTGGCGCGACTTCATGTCGACGCCTTTATGGTCCCGACGTGCCGTGATTCGCCGTATTCTGGGAGGTATGACGGAGTTCGATCCACGTCGCCGCATGTCACCGGTGGTCGCTCTGCGTCTTCTGGAGCCTGGGAATCGCATGGCGGTTCACTAAATGCGTTCGTTGCCAATATTGTCACCCCTCGCCAACTTCACGGTTTTGCGTCGTGGAACGCAATAGAACCCACAGAAATCCCGATAATTCAGAAAAGAGCCCACTGGACGGTAATCCCGTGCGGCGGTTTTCGGATTCCACACCGGCAGATGTTCGGCATCATAACGCTTCACGGGATTGGCCCCGTCCTTATGTGACCACCAGCCGTCCGCATCCTGACGAAAAAAGTGATAATCCTCTCCTGGGTGCATGACCATCGCGATCTTGCTGGAACCCCGTGGGCAGCGAGCCTTAAACGTGGTGCGTCGAATTTCCGGAACATCACTACGAATCAGCCGGTCCATCGTAGGACAGGTGCGCTTGTCGGCGAAGTCCAGAATTCGTGTCAGTCCATTGACGCCCCCTGGCTGGTGATACAGCGGGTCACAGGTCGCCAACTTCTTGCCCGCACACTGGGTCAGTAGCGTAGGGTCCACCACGTCCATCCCATACGACCAACAGTTGTGCGTATCCCGTACCAGCGGATTGGCGTTGTAGCGGTCGGGCACGTAGGCCGGCTCATCGCCCGTTAGCGGCGACCCCTCACAATTTTGGTGGAGGTGACAGAATACCGTCCCTGCCACTGCGGTCCGACGACACTGATGACCCGTCTGTTTGTCCAGGCAGCGACACCGGCTTTTCATTGTCTTTTTCGGTTTCTTTCTCGTTATTCTCGTCCGTTTCGTCGATAACCAACGCAATCGTGTCATTGCTCCCTATGGTGGATGACGATTCTTTTCTGTTTCGGTTGGTCAGATGACGGTTTATGGGGGGTGCGGTCATGAGACCGGCGGGGTCCGCCGGCGATGGCACATTGTTTTCGCTGCTCAGAAGGCGTCGGCTGGCTGCCGATACGAGTTGATTTTTGTGCCCCGGTTTATTTGCGCCCTTTCCCTTATCGTCGTCGGATTCTTCGTCTTCCTTATGATTGCCACTACCGTTCGCAGGCACGTCCTTCTTCTTGTCATTCAACTCCGCCTGGCGGATATACTCCTCGTCGATGTGTTTCATGCGGATCTTTTCGAGTTGCGAGCAGTAGTAGACGTATTGGTTACGATGGGTGGGTTTGACACCGCCGTAATAGCCCGAGTAGCGGCCAGCGAGTGCCAGGTACTGCCACGTTTCCGAACGTAACTTCTCCGCCACGGCGTGGAGCATGAAGAACCGTTTGTCGAGTTTGAAGAGCGTGGTAAGCCCGTTGGCCGTCGTCACGGCGAGCGACACGGCCCACGTGAACCAGTAGAGGCGCTCATCCGAATCCGGGCCGGCCTTGAGCGAAAGCAGCGCCGGCACCACGAGGGATCCCACCGTCATCGTGGTTCGCAAGACGTAGAATAGTGTGGAGTACATGCGACAACGATAGCGATATTCACGTAACATAAAACGATAGCGCTCCTTGATGGTCGCCCGCTGTTGGAGGGTCAGGTCCCCCAAGTCATCAAACATGCCTGACATGTCGTCTTGGTAGCGCATACTGGCGGCAGCCATTCTGACATTGTCAGAGGAGCATCGGCCTTAACCCCCGCCGCATCAAAACTTGACGGCGACCGACCCCACCTAAAGACCACCACCATACGACGATGACGCATTATTTGAACGTAAGTGTATATGAAAACGAATCGCCCCTGTATCACGGCGATCAGGTGTTAGTCCACCACACGGTGTGGCGCGAGTTTGACGAAGACCACGAAGGCACCGGTCCGATGTTTGTGGAGGTCGGTGAGGCGGGTTCGGGTGCGATTGCCCGTCTCCGTCCTGCGACAGTGGTCGATGGCTTGGGTGCCGAGGAATGTCGCATGCCCGAGTGGTTATGGCTCCGTGTAGGCGCCCCCATTCCTGGCGAAGGTTGGGTTCAGATACAATCTGTTAGTCTTCCCATGGTGGCCGCCATCACACTCCGCGCCCGCTGCGAAGCCGACCTGCTGGCGCTCGAGGACCCCGTGACCGTGTTGTCCGAACAGATTTCGGCGGCCTGGGCCTGTGTGACTGCCCACTCCGAACTCGTGCTGCCCTGCGGTGTCTTTGATATCATGGGACTCCGTGACCCTGATGGGTCAGATATTACTGCCGGCTGTATACTAAATACGGATGTGAATTTGGATTTGGTGCCGGCCCTGGACCACAAACCACCGAGACAACCAACACCGATACCATCACCTGTGATGCACGCCAGTAATATGATGGTCACCGACGAGGCAGTGTTTAGAGAAACTGCTCCTATCACAGTTTCCCGACCACAACAATCAAAAGGATTCATCCCCTTTTCCGGTACCGGCTACCGTCTCGGTTCCAGTTAAAGCCCGCGGGTAACTAACAGATTACTGATGAATCGCCTCCGCATTCAATACGCCTCGGGTTTTTGTTTTGGCGCCGATAAGGTGGTTCCCCCAGCTCTGTTGAAACCGGTCGCTCCCGTGCTCGCCATTCCCCAACATGTTACACATCGCGATTTCCTCCACTTCTGTAGTCGGAATTGGGATGACGTGTTTGTGATTGGTAACCGCGCCGAAACCACTTCGGCTTTCAAAAACGTCCACTATCTGAATCGGCGCCGCCTGGACCGTTACGGCGTTGCCTTTTTGGGGGTCTCTGGTGACACCAACTGGCTCGGCACGCAACTGACTGCCTGTCGGCTGGCAGGGACTCCTGTCGTCGTTGTCACTGATACCTTGCCGCTGGCAACGGCCCTCGTGCGTCCGCCCGTGCGCGCCTGGATTGCCGGTGTGCCTCCTGCCAGCATGATCCTATATATGGAGTTTCCAGAATCACCGCCTGTGCAGTATGTGGTCAATACCAGGGCGAAAGGTTACTGTCGAGAAATCTTTGTGGACATCTCGACGGAACCGGGCATCGGTGATACACGGGATCCGGATTTAGTGGCGGCGTCCTAACCAATGTGATGATCCAACAGTGCCGGATTCACGACCGGTAGAATGTTGGTCCGCACGCGCTCCTCAAAGGACCGCATGGCACCGGCGAAATTGGCCCGCGGCTGAAAGGCCACGCGGCGCCGACTCTGAATGAGATACATGACCTGAATCAGCGGACGCCCCGTGAGGACTAACAGAAAGAATGCGCAGGCCGCGGTGGACCGCTGCATGCCGGCGTGGCAGTGAATCAGCAGCGGGCGACCGGCGTTGTATTCGCGGAGAATCTTGAAGGCGATTTCGGGTGCCCAGAGTTCCATGTTGCGGAGTTCGGCGGGCTGTAAGTTGTCATCGACCGGTACACGAAACTGATGCGGAACAGATGGATGGAATTCCACCTGTTTGGTACAATTGAAGACGGATTGGATCCCGTGCTCTGCGAGCCAGGGTCCATTCAGGGCGGTATGATAGTTGCCGATCCAGACGCCGGGTATGATTTCGTCGGCGTCTTCGTCGTTCGGCCTCCGTGTACGTCGGTGGTTGCTCATCTGACCTACATGCGGAAAAGTGCGTTCTGAATTAACTGTAGGATGAGTTCGTCATTCATGTCGGTCGCACCCCCTGAAACGTCGCGCGGTGGACGCAGTAGCATCGGCATACTCCATCCGTGTGTGACTTCCAGAGGCGGTGCTCGTAGACCTTCGCGTACTGCGTCTCGGAGCTGGCGGACGCGCACCGAAACGCCATTGGGGAACTCCGTGCGATTATACAGGCGACGGACATCCGCGTTGATGGCCAGCGGCGACGTCCAAGTGTGACGGACCTGGACATGTAAGTTCATGTAGAGGGTGTAGTCGCGGACCAGGCGGAGCCATTCATTATGTTGGGGTGTCCGTGGACCCGTGCGCAACCACCGGCGCAGGGCATTCAGAGTTATCTCCTCGCCGATTTCGCTAATGAGTTGATGTACGGTTTCAATGACCGCATCCTGATTTTCATGCGTGTGCTCCTTAAAATAGGTCGCGATGGCGTGCTGGGATAGCAGCGAGGCGTTTTCGCTCGCGAACCGGCGCACGTTGTAGCGCGAGGCACAGAAAGCGGCAAACAGTGTCGGTGGACAGCGACCGCGACTGCCGTAATAGCGCGACAGTTGCTCGCAGACGCTGATAATTTGGGTCAGGCGAAGCGGGGCGTTCGTAAAGGGGTTGGCCGGCGGACGCGGATTCGGAAGCATCTCATCGCACATACAGATATTGGAAAGCAGCGTGTTGAACACATCGCGGCGGTGAAAGCGGTAGACCTGATGTATTTTGGTGTCGGTTACGTAGACCGCGTCGGCTTCGTGAATAGGGCTCAACTCAATGAGGTCAATGTTACACTGGGGTTTGCGGCGCCAGACGCGCTGGGTCCACTTCATGAGGACTTTGCGAGCCAGCCACCGTTTGCGCTGGGTGGACGCAAAGACGTGCTCGATGTCGTTCACATAGCCAGACGGATAGAGACTTACAGTGAAGCCGGAGGGGTCAGACAGTTCGATGCGATGACGCTCGATGTCGTTGATCCATTCCGTCAGACTCCGATCGCGGTCCCAGCAGCAGCCCACGAAAAAGTTCGGCGCGGAGGACGGGTCGTCAAAAAGGCGAATGGTGCCCGCTGCCGGTGGCGTGGTTTGGCGTTCGGTCCAGGTCTGGGGGTGGAAGGTAGGAGTTGTTGGTGCCGGTGGCCGAATGCGAATGATACGGTTTGTTGGGGGTGGTAGTGGCGCTCCAAGATGAAAAGGGGAGTCCATTACTGTGGTGGATGGTTCTTTGGCTTTAGGCGGGTGACCACGAGGACGCGGTCGCCGTCGCGATTGGTAGCCGCTCGCACACTGCGTTCCGGGTCGTAGCGACCGTCCTCGCAGAAGATACCGGTCACGGCACCCGTAGGGTCATACCACACGAGTTCGCCGTCGGACAGCGTTGCGGGCGCCACGGCCACCAGGCCGCGAATCAGCGGGTCGCTCGCCAGCCGGGTTAAAGGACAGGGCACCGACCGTTCGTGAATGTGACAGGGCAGCGTCGCCGAGAGACGCACGCGCGGACAGGGTCGCCAGAGACCGTCACCGTGGCGCTCCCACCAGGGACAGGGTGCCGTGTCATTGCCGCTCGTGAGTTCATCGGGTTGAGTCCAGAGGACCGGCACCTGCTGCGGAGCACCGGCAGTACCCAAACAGCGGCGCAGCACTTCTTGTACGGGTAGCCCCAGAGCCCGTGCTACTTCTGACAGAAACTGTCGATCTTGCTGGATCACAGTTTCTTCCAGGTCGGCCCAGAGGCCGCGCGGAATACGGAGAGTTTCATATGTTGTCATCGTTTGTTACGTACGGCGGTCGGCGACCCCAAACCATAGTCACCTTTTTGTTTTTGGCTTAATTTGAGGCAACCATACACGCCTGGGGGACATTATGGAGGGCGCCTGGTGTCAGTCCAATCATGACCCCGTGAATATCAGGATAGACGGAGGCGCCACAGGCGTTCAAAATCGGCCACCAGACAGTGTAGCCCATGAACGCACCGATCACGATACCGACTAACAGACCGCCGATGGACTCACAGCCCGTCATGTAGCGGCCCACCATCAGAACGAGGTAGAGAATCGCAACGGCCAGCATACTGATGATGCCGACCCCCTTGCGCTGTTGGACCTGAATGGTCTCGTTGGAGACATTCTGGGGTTTCGTGGTATAGACGTTCATGGCATTTCGCAGAATGTAGGCCGCGAAAAACGTCGTCAGAGTGACCCACATGGAGGGCAGATTGGAGTAGGAATCGCCTGGTCCCGATGGTAGCAGCGAACACGCTTGAATGGCCGCCACTCCTGGAATGGCACTGTATCCGCTAAATGGTATTTTAAGGAGGTATTGAATAAAAACGACACTGAGCACAATCACGATGCAGCCGAGTGCCACCATGAGCCACGCAATTTTACCCATGGCCAGTCCGCCGACTAACAGTGTCAGTATCACAATGTTTGGAAAGTAGCGGTGAATACCGTATAGCAAGTCGCCGATGCTTCCTGACATAATCCCTGTTTGGTGCTACGGTTTTTACCTACGCATTTTTTGTATCCAGTTAAGAACAAACATAGACCGGACTGCCTGCGTTAATGCGGTCACGGAGGAGCGGAATACCCCAGATGTTGGTCATGCGGCGGCCTGAAACGTAGCCGACGGTGACGGTGCCAAAGTAGCCAACCACGAGACCGAGGCCGACTCCAACCAGGGCACCCAGTATCGTTTCGCAACCGGACATGGTGCGGTAGACCAGGGCCAAGACAACAACGATGGCGGTCAGAATCAGACTGCCCGTCATCCAGGAAGCACTGAGCACACCGGCATTGATTTCGTCGCTGTAGAGTTGACGGAGCGCCAGGGCGTAACCGAGGAAGAAACTGATCGTGGTCATGAAGGCTGTGGGAGCCTTGGGATGCCAGAGGAGTTCGGGAGCCGCCGTGCCGCGCAACAGTCGGTCCCAGGTTTTGTTGATGAGCCCGCCGTGGCAGGGCGACATGGAGGAGGTCACCACGGCCACCTCGGGGTCCATCCGAATCATGACCCCACCGATACCGCGGGCCAGAAGCTGCGTGCCGGCGAGTTCGGCGGTCAGAACCGCGAGACTGGGACTCGCCAGAAGAACGGTCAGCACGATGACACCGCACATGATCGCCTCGGGAAGAATATGTAAGTTGTGCGCGATAATGGCACCAAAGAGGTCCGAAGACATGTTTACCCTACTCAGGGCCCATAAAGTTGCTTGGGGTCGGCGCCAGCCAAACGGGGGCGAGTACGATGGGTATTCCAAGTTTTTATCGCCACCTGTGTCGGCGATTTCCACATTTAATCAAGAAAGGTGCCGTTGCCCAGCAGCCCGAATGGCTCGCGTTGGATTTCAACTGTGCCATGTATCATGTGCTCCGCGATTACGGAGCCAAGAAACCGTATGCGTCGGTGAACCATAAGGCCTGGGAAACCGGCCTCTGTGAGGCCATTGCCGCCTACATGCGCGAAATCGTGACGGTAGCACAACCGACACGGGGTGTCTATGTTAGTTGCGATGGGGTGGTGTGTGCGGCCAAACGCAAACAACAACGGCTGCGTCGTTTTAAGGGGCCTTGGGTAGCTTCGTTAGAAGCGTCAGTGCGTAGCACCGCTTCGGCAGAAGCGGCTGTTAAAAAATCCGTGGCGGCTCCCACGCAACAAACAGAACCTTGCGACACGCAGCGATCTGATTATCATCAGACTTGGGATCAAAACGCCCTCACGCCCGGTTCCGCGTTTATGGGTCAACTCGGCGCCGTGCTCACCGGTGCCGGAGTCCGCCTCGCTTCCGAAACCGGCCTCGATGTCACCGTGAGCACCACCGACGAACCTGGTGAAGGTGAACACAAACTTCTCCGCCATCTGCGAGCCGTACGACCGGCTTCGTGCGCGATATATGGCCTGGATGCCGACTTGATTCTGTTGGCCATGTTGCTGTGGGCGGACACCAGTTGTCAGGTCGGTCTCTTGCGCGAGGCACAGGAGTTTGAGGGTGGGAAAAAAGGTGGCAATCTCCACGGTACCTGGCGCACTCTGAACATCACCGGTCTCGCCTCTGTCATGATCCCATCCGTTAATCCCAACAAAGTGCGGGACTTCGTGGCAGCCATGTCCCTCCTCGGCAATGATTTCTTACCGCGTTCGCTGACCCGTACCGTCCGCGATGACGGCATTCCCAAACTTCTCGCTACGCTGAACGAACAGGTGTGGGCCCACAACAAACCGCCGCTCGTGGGAGCCGATGGCACCATTCAACGCGCTGGCCTCGCCGCGCTGGTCGGGTCCTGGGCCGCGACCGAAGAGGGTGATATGCTCGCCGCTGCGCAAGAAGCCCGTCGAGCCTCGATCCAACCCGCCGGCATCGGTGCCACTCCTGAGGAGACCGCTCTCCGTGAATGGAACGCCTCACCTGCCCGCTGGGCGAATCTGACCCGTCTGTTGACACCGAACCACTCCACACTCATTCCTGGCTGGCGCGATGTGTACAACCGCACATGGCATGCTGGCCGCCCTGAGAACTACGCGGCTGGTGTCGCCTGGGTTTGGGACTATTATTCAGGTCGCGCGATCGACCAGGGCTGGGTCCACCACGAACATTTGCCACCCCTCTGGTCAGATCTTCATGCTGCCCTGAACGCCGCTACGGGACAAACAGTATCCCCTCCCCCAATTCAGCACGGCACGCCGTTACCCGCCTGGGTTCATCTGCTCTCTGTGCTACCGGCAATTTCGGTGGGTCGTCTGTTGCCCGCAAATCGCTGGCGAGCCATGGAGGAAAATCCCTGGTATTGGCCGGCGTCGTGGTCGCTGTTTGATATCGGGCGGACCCAGATGTGGGAGTGCGAACCCGTTATTCCCGTGGTGCCCGAGGGGCTGTTACGGACACTGAAATAGGAATTGCGGAGGAATTAATCCGCAAAATTCGGCCTGAAGTCACTCTCTTTTCGGCGCCGCCAGTAATAATATGATAACACGCGAGGAGCGAATTCTGTGTGCGCTCGTGGCGCTTCACGAATCCGGTCTGGAGCCGTTTGATTTTGTGGTGCGTATGTTTGTTACGGGACAGGATCATCGTGTGATTACGTACGCTACCGTGTCTGGGGTTTTGGTCCAAATGTTGGCCTGCCGGCTCGGCGAGGTCTACTTCCTGGTCGCAAAGTGTGCCCAGGAGGATGACCAGTGTTGGACGGTGGTTTGGCAGGAAGGGCAAGAAGGAACCTAAAGATTTTGACCGCCATAAAACAAACAGTATGCCATCCTCCTCCTCCTCCGTTCTGGTCCGCCTCATCTCCGCCCCCTGGTGTAAACGCTGCCACGACATCAAACCCGACGTGGTGAATCACTGTACCCTTGCCGGTGCGACCCTGGACCATGTCAACTACGACGATTGGGACGAAGAGGACCCACGTCGCGCAGAAATCAAATCCCTACCCACGATCCTGATGTCCGTGGATGGAGGAAAAACCCATCAAGTCTACACCGCCGCCACCATCGAGGATTGGAAGGTCGCCATTTTCGCGACGATTCAGCTCGGTGGTGGAGGGTTAACCGACGTGGATTTTTAACGGGCATCCTCAGTAGAGAAAATGCCGACCGCTGCTGTGACCTCGGCTACCGCAACCCTGGATGCCGCCATAAATCCTACACGTTCTCTGGACTTCTACACCCTGACCGCCACGATTCCCCTGTTTGTTATTACGGGGGTCCTCCTGTTCATGCGCGTGAGTCGCCAGACTCTGACCCTGTTAGCCCTGCTCGGTGTCGTAACGGGAATCGTCGGTCTCGGTCGTCTACTGTACGATATGACCCTCGACATTGCCGGTTTTCCGGATTACAAGTTACCCATCTGGGCCGTTTTCTATCTCATTGTCTATTTGATAAGTGGCTTTACCTTTCTGTTTTTTGGATTACATATGGGGGCGCCCGGTCGCTACTTCAGCGGTTTTGATACCACAAATCCCAAACTCGCTTTTCTGGACTCTGTCTACCTGAGTCTGGTGGATTACATCGGTGTGCCACCGGACTCGTCCATCACTATGAACACCCGTCTTCCTCGCTTTCTGTCAGTGATTCAGGGTGCTCTGAGTATGTTTATCAACGTAGTAATCATCACGAAGTTCGTGAACTCGTTCTAGGGCTAAGGGTCCAAGAAACAAACAGCATCATATATGGAATTCCATCTAACTACAGAGCAGGTGCGCAGGTACAAGGTTTGGCAGTCCACTCTAGTAACCGCTGATACGAAGATGGGTGCGATTGGCGGAGCCTTTTCGTTCGTATTTATCCCCACAACACTAGGAACTATTGTCAAAGTCAGGTTTTCCTGTAATGGTAAAGAGTCCGAACTGGATTTGACAGATTATAGCGAATGGTAAAAGTTGACACGCACAAGTCCCCATGTTTGCCCCCCACTAAAGACAAACATGACGACGACGATTTTTATTTGGACGCCCGAATTAATTCAAGATTTGATTGCGAATATTACATCTCGCGATATTAATCAACCTGATGTACTCTATCAGGAAACTCCACTTCATTATTGTGTTATTAATAATGACATGGAATCTGCGCGCCTCCTAATTCAGGCAGGGGCACGGATGGACATCTACGACGAAAACTATTTTACTGCGTTTTACCTTGCGGCGGGTTACGGTCGCGAGGAGATTGTGCGTCTCGGTATTGAAGCCGGCATCGACGTGAATCAGCGCAACGGCAGTTATCACTGGACTCCGCTCATGTGTGCTGTCCAGTCCAACCACGTCAACATTGTGCGCATGTTGATTGCGGCCGGCGCCGACGTAAATGCGCGAAGTAACTGTTTGGAAACCGCCCTCATCTGCGCAGCCAAATACGACTACACTAAACTAATGGAAATACTGGTTGCGGCAGGGGCAGACATAAATGCCAGAAACAGCATGAACCGGACCGCGTTAATGACCGCGGTTGGAAAAAATGGTGTGAAATCGGTGAAATACTTGATTGAACAGGGTGCGCAAACGGATATGAATGCGAATATCAATGTTAGTCCGCGCATGCGCGCTCTCCTTGACCATTATCCCCGTTTCTGCTCCACCCAAACCTTTACTCGCGTCATGGCGCCTCATCCCACGCTTTATGCCGACGTGCTCAGTCACATTGGTTCCTTTCTGGGTTATACCGCCGCCCCCAAACAAAAAACACCCCGCGACATGATTTTCACTATTCAGGGAGTTATGAGTCGCCGGTACTAAAAGTTGACACGACCCTTTTTGGTCCAACCATAAGTAACGACGACGATGACAACTATACGAGTTTGGGACCGAAAACTATTGATTACCTTTCTGAAGCGCATTGAAACGGAGGAAGGGGTCGATGTGAACCAGCGCGACGAACACAACGGCAATACCGCTCTCATCTACGCCGCCCACATAAATCACCAGAGCGCGGTGCGGCGACTGCTTGCCTTAGGAGCCGATGTTAGTCTCCGAGCTACCAACACCCAAACCGGTCACACCGCACTAACAGAAGCATGTCACCAAGGGTATGACAAAATTGTTAAAATTCTATTGGACCATCCAGGAATCAATGTAAACCAGAAGGTGGGATTTGGCTACACCGCCCTCATGCGAGCTGTCCGTGATGCTGCTATTGTACGCCTTCTGTTAGCCGCCGGTGCCAATCCGGATTTGACAAATGATTATGGCGAAACGGCACTCGTGCGTTCCTTTATGAATGAGGAGGCCGCACAGCTACTACTGGATGCTGGAACAGATGTAAATATAACAGACCAAAACGGGGAAAACGCACTGTTCCGACCTTTTCCACCTCAGATAATACGCGCGATCCTAGCGACGGGCGCCAAACCAAACCTGGTAAACCACCAATCCTTCGGTGGCTGTACGCCTGTGTTGTGCGCGGCCAACCGCGATAGCTACGAAAACGTAAGCGCTTTACTGGCGGCCGGTGCGGATCCTACAATTCGCGCAAGAAACGGTATGGGCGCCATACAGTATGCGCGTTCGGTCCCAGTTTACAATCTCATTCATAGAAACCTGAACCACCGCGCCGCCCTAGACTTCGCGCTGATTGTGGGTCGATGTCCCACCCTTGACGCCGATGTTCTCAGTCACATTGGCACCTTTCTGGGTTGCGCACCGGTCCGTGACATGATTCTGTCAGTCCAACGGATTCACCACGCATAGCAGAGATGGTTCAGCTCTGTCAGTATCGCGACGCCCTCGGTCAACCTGGAAAAGGGATTCACTCGTATCGGATCGGTGGTATCGCAGTCGCCGATGTCCTGATGACTATTGCGACGGCTTACCTCATTCAACAAACAGTAAGTCCCCGCACTCCATTTTGGCTCGTACTCGGCGCCCTCTTTTTGCTGGGAATCGCACTCCATCGCCTTTTCTGTGTGCGGACTACGGTGGACCGGTGGCTGTGGCCTAAAGACCCCTCCGCATAACTAACACCATAATCCCGAAAACAAATGTCTAGTGTCAAAACATCTCTAACTCTGGAAGAACTGGAAGTCCGTCATGCCGCCGTTCAAAAACAACGCAAAGCCGCTAAGACCGACAAGGAACGTGCTGCCTTACAAGAAGAGGAAAATCTGCTGTGGGAAAAAATACATGCTCTCAAACATCCACAAGCCAAACGTTATGCGAATGAAGAGGAAGCACGCAAAGACTTCAACGTCAACATTCGTCGTATTATGGGCGGATTTATGTAGCCAACCAAAGTAAGGAAGAACACAAATGCTGCCACCCGCTGTCTGTATATCGCTGGACCGCCGTCCGGACCGTTGGGCGAACATCAAAGCCACCGCCGATGCTGCGGGCTTGCCCCTGGAGCGCCTTTCCGCCGTGGACGCCAAGAGCTTCGAGGCTCACAAACATCCCGCCGTTTCCGTGGGCACGGCTCACAACATCTACTACGGCGTGCGACGTTCCCATTACGAAATTGACACACCAGGTGCGGTGGGAGCATCCCTGTCGCATTTCAAGGCATGGACCCAGGCTGCGCAGGGTTCGGCACCGGCCCTGATCGTCTTCGAAGACGACGCCGTGATTCCGCCAGATTTCTGTCAGCGCCTCGAGACCGTTATGGCGGCGCTTCCTGGCGGATGGGATGTGATCCAATTCCAACTAACAGATTACGGCAATGGAGTGACAGGATGTAAGCCAGTCGATGGATTGAATCCCTGGCAACTCTGTACATCGCTCATGGGCGCCTACGCGTACATGGTGAGTCGCGAAGGGGCGCGCAAACTGCTGGAACGGGCCTACCCCATCGAACTCCACGTGGACGCCTACATGGCCTACATGTGCCGTCTGGGTCACATTCGCATGTTGTGGCATCCGCTCATTGACCTGCCGACCCCGGATATGGGGAGCGATATTGACCACGGTGATACGGGTATTCTGAACGTCCCGACCCACATGGACCGCTATGGAGTGGTGGCCATGGAAACGGCTTCGGTGGTGGGGCTGATGGCACTGGCAGCGATCACGGGCGGTCTCGTAGCGTTCGCCTACCGCAAAAAATAACAGGCGGCGTTTATAATGGGAGCATCGGCATCACGCATTTGGATTGATATTTGCGGTCTACAGGCGGACCATGTGCGGGCCCACATGCTCGACATGTCGCTGCGAAATCCAGAACTCATTTGGGCCGCGCGCCAGGCAGGTGTTTACAGTTACGCGCTGTCGTGGCTGTCGGCCTATCAACGCGGAGAGCAGACACCGTTTCCTTTTTCAGCGGATGGTCGCCTTCAACAACAGAATGCGTATTATGGGGGCGCAGACCGAATCAGTCATAACGAGCAGCCGCGGTGGGCCATGTATACGACCCCCGTAAAACAAACAGTGACCTCCTCCATACCCGTTGTACAGAGAACGCAGACCTATCCGTCTAGTCGCGCCGAGACCCAGTTGATCGTCAGTCCCGCAGCGAAGGCCCTCGACTATTTTCAGGAATCGCTGGCCCTCCTCGGCATCGACGAAAACGACGAAGCCATCACTCACGAGAAACTCAAGGCCGGCTACAAGCGAGCCTCGCTCCGCGCACACCCTGACAAGGGCGGTTCCAAGGAGGCCTTTGATGAAGTCCGCAAGGCCTACACGTACGTGGAAAAGATTCTCAATCGCATCAATCCGAAGTTTTCGGCGGCGGACCAGGCCCGCATGACCGGCGCGGTCAACCCCGATACGGCCGCGGTCTACCGTAACGCCGGCGCGCCGGCCCTGAACGACGCACCACCTGTCCAACTCTCCGCCAAAAAGCTCGACATGTCCGTTTTCAATAAAATCTTTGAGGAGAATCGCATGGCGGACCCCACTCGCGATGCCGGTTACGGAGACTGGTTGAAATCCACAGGTGGCGATGATGCGCCGGCAGCAGACCCGCGTCTCAAAGGCAAGTTTAACCAACAGACCTTTGAAACGGTATTTCGGGAAAAGGCGGCGAACCAACACAATGGCGCCATCATGAAACGTCTGGAGCCAGATGCCATTGTTTCGGCCATTGGCACAGAACTCGGCGGAGACACGAGCAACTTCACGGCAGCCTTTGGAGCAGACAGTCAGTTTACGGATCTCAAGGAAGCCTACACCTCGGGTGCGACCATGTATCAGGACGTGGCGCATGTCAATGTCAGTGATCGTAAGGCTCGCTCCGTGGAGGAGGCCGAACGCATTCGCCAGGCCGAAATGGCCCGCGTGGACCCGACCGAAAAGGCCCGCTTCGCGGCGGCTGCGGCTGCCTACGAGGAAAAAGAACGTCTGAGACGACTCCGTTTGGCCAAACAGGATACTACGGCGGAAACTTGGAACGAACAGATGAAACGCAGACTGTTAGTGAACTCGCAGTGAGTGTCATTTATTGGTTTACGCGGATCCCGGGCGGCGACTGCGGGTCTTGCGACGGTGTGACGAGCGCGCCGAACGAGTTTTTCTAGTCGCTGATGCTGATGGAAAAGCATACGCCCCCACGATTTTGCGGCGCTGGGCGGACAGGTTGAGCGGACGCATGGACATGAGTCGCTCCGGATCCAACACATTCTCAAAGGTAGCAAACACCACCCCCTTCGGTTCCCACCGTTTTTGAACGGCGGCAACTGCAGCAGCCATCTTGTCCTGCATGACACGCGTAGCAGCGGCCGAAATGGGCACGTAGCGATAAAACGGATATTCCTCAGCGGGCATTCCGTATTCCTGACGCGCCCCTACACGAAAGGCCACCGCACCCGGGTCACTGTGAATAAAGTAGACGACAACCCGGTAGGGCTGTTTGGAGTCCTTGATGATCGCCATAATATCCTCGAATTTGCCGACCTTGTTATCCTTGGCCCGCAGCGAAAACGTGGTTTCGTAAACGACGTTGACACCCTTATGAATCGCACGCTCGATGGCGGCGTCGTTGATGGCGATGAGATTACTGTCTGTTTCCATGCCGGTATAGGGACGATAAGTCTCGCGGACGCGGTTAAGCGCAGCGACGGTCTTGGGGTCTACCGCCGCCAGCGCATCGCGTCCCTCATCGTACCATTTGAACATGCCGAGATTCTCCTTCTTGGACATGTAGCCAGGCAGCGAGGCAAAGCGTACGAGGTCAGCGTGTTTCTGGCGGAGCAGGTGTGCCATGGACGACGCCGCACGGAAAGGTAAAAGATTCTCCAGAAGACTATCCAGGTTTACGGTGGCATAGTTGCCATCGTCGGGCAGCAGACTGGACTTTATGGCTTCCACGTGACCGGTCGACTTGCCGACACCCGGTATGCCGACCATGAACATAAATGTGGGTTCGGTACCGTGTGGAGGAACTGCGCGGTCCGTGCCATACAACGCATCCACTACCGGCGGTGTTAGGGCAGACAGATGTGGAATCATTGTTTGTCTCTCTCTACACCGATCCGCGGAAATCGGCGACACCAGTAGGGTTACAATGATTCCAGCCTGGATTCTGGGAGTTGGTATTGTGGTGTTAGTTCTCGGGGTAGCCTGGGGGGTGCGCAATCAGGTCAATGGTATGCTCGGTGCCAGCAAGGAGACTGCCGGCAAACCCACCATTTGGTGGTATGTGGACGATGGGGAGACGAATTCCCGTCAGTGGCTCGACTGGGGCGAACGCACCACGCGCGAGCCCAATGAACCATATCTGCGCATCTGTCTGGCTCGTGCTCGTGCTTTATGGGGTTCCGAGTTCGTCGTGGAACCAGTGATCGGTCGCGTGGCGGCCATTCGCAAACTGACAGCGGGTGGTGCGTCCATGCCACCAGAGTTTGTGGGTAAGTCCGAGGGTGTGGAGATTCCGTTGGAAGCCGACCGTTGTCCACCGGCGCTGTGGATGCCTTGGTGCCGTGCGGCCTTTCTGACGACGTTCGGTGGGCTGTGGCTGGATGGCTCCGTGTTACCGATTGGAACTGGTGTGGAACTCCGTCGTCGTCTGACGGGTGCCGATGCGCTGACGTTCGGGTCGGACCCCGATGAAGGATTGTCAGCCGCGGAACAAACGGACCCGGCAGCCGGTCGCGCAGCAGGGTGGGCAGCGATGCCCCATCATCCTGCCTGGAGTGGACAGGCCCGTGACCTGGGTGCGCTCGTTCATGAAGGTGACCAGTCATGGTCGGCCCCGGAAGCCCGTCGCGCTCTGCGTCGCCTGTGGGACAAACATTTCAGTGGCGTGGTTCGTGTGGACCGTAAGGCGGAAGTCAGTCGCGATCGCTATGGCCGCCGTTTGGAACTGGACACGCTGCTGGGAGCAACAGAATGGACGGATGGATCTCTGGATGGAGGTCTGTGGGTGCCTTTGCCCGATGGCCGCGACCAGTTGGAGCGGGCTACGCACTGGTTGTGGTTTACTCGTATGAGCGAGGAGCAGATTCGGGAGTCGGAGTTTGTTTGGGCGCGTTGGGCGACTAAGGTTTGAGGAACAAGGACGAACGTGAGTGAGGACGAAGTGACGAATAACCTTTGTCTGCTCCAACGCAACGTTCATTGGGCCACTAAAACGCAGTAATTGTGCAACCGAACGTGAGTGAGGTAAGCAGTTACAAGTTTTTGTGAGCCCATCGTCACGGATGGGCGTATTTGACGAAGTGACGAATAACCTTTGTCTGCTCCAACGCAACGTTCATTGGGCCACTAAAACGCAATAGGCTGAGGACGAGCGAGGACGAACGCCTATAAGTTTTTGTGAGCCCATCGTCACGGATGGGCGTATTTGAGGAGCAAGGACGAACAACCTTTGTCTGCTCCAGAGCGACTAAAGTGTAATGAGTGTTAAATACCAAACAATTTTGTTTTTTGAACTTTCTAAGTACATAAAACAACAGAGCAAATAATCTATTCATCATCATCATCATTCCACACAATGCGGCGACCCGGTTTCACAGCAACCAGCTTGGGTCCTTCTCTCGATTTACCTTCTTTGAGTGTCCAACCATACGACGTCTTTTCAATATGGTATTTGTGAGGTCGCAGAATCTGTCGCAACAACGAACATGGATTAGGCTGTATACCCAAAAGTGTATCGTTCAACAGTTTATGGTGACTCGGACGAATATACTCATGAAGCCAGGTGATGTCGGACACATCGCATATTTTCCATGAGATCCATGATACTTCAGGAACAAAATGACAACCTGTAACTATACAAAATAAACTACCTACTCTATCCAAAGGGGGAACAACAACAAATTGGGCCATATGAACAAATACACAAAAAGCCTAACACCTTATCTTCTACTCAGAGTTTAGCCTGTACCGGGAGGGCGCGGTAAGGACAGAGTCCGACTCCGGTGCCCTTAAAAGGGTACCTCAGCCAGGGACGCAGTCCCGCAGTAATGGTGCCCTTAAAATGGCGTTTCAGTCGGACAAAGTCCGACTCCGGTGCCCTTAAAAGGGCACCTCAGCCAGGGACGCAGTCCCGCAGATGTAACGCCTACGGCGTTTCAGCCAAACACTCCGAACTCGCGACGCCCGCAAAGACGGCCACGAGGTCCAGTGTGGTCATCCGATTCAGAATCTGATAAATGTGCCCCTCCGCACAGACCTGGAGCACATACTGTAAGTTCGCATTGAGTTCCGGGTTGTAAACTCGCACCACCGTCTCCAACATGGCGATACAGTCCTCGAAACTGTACCCTTTGCTCCACAGGGCCAACACACATTCCGTAATTGTACCAATGTCCCGTCCCACAATGGCTTCCTGGAGACGCAACAGCAGCGTCACCGGTGGCGCATTGACGAGGAGTTGAATATCGGTCGCCGAAGCGCCACCCGAAGACCGCAGAGCCTGACAGATAAGGGCGAATTGACGCGCGTTGCCCATACAGAGACCGGCCATGAGGGCAAGGGAATCCGGTGTTACCGAGTTAGTCAGCGCAGGAGCGTGTTGGGCTAACAGGGCCGGTCCATGGGTCGAGAGGTCGACCGGTGAGCACTGGAGCATAACGCAGCGACTCTGAATTGGCTCAATGAAGTGGTCCGGACTCGGCGCCACGAAGCAGAAACGAGTCTGATGGGCGTAGAGTTCCAGAATACGACGGAGAGCCTGTTGGGTGACTTTCTTTTCCGATGGAAGATTGTCCGAATCGTCAAACAGAACCCAGGCGGTTGTGTTGGGCACGGGGCGAACACGGCGCACGAATTCCGTCAGGCGCTGGCGCACGGCAGCGATACCACGGTCATCGGCCGAACTGAAACGGAGAGTCATCACGGCTTGGTGGGCGGTATTGGTGACCCCCTGGGCCACCAGTTGCTCCTTAATCCAGGCGTTTGCGAGCATGGTTTTGCCGGTACCCGTGGGGCCCCAGAGAATCAGATGGGGCGGGTCACGCAGCCGCGAACGCAGAAAGTCCACGACATGCTCTTGTCCGAGAACGGCGTCCATTAGTTGGGTTTGTGGTCCAGCGGGTTTAGACCGGCGCAGTCTAAAACATGTTGAAAGTAGAACAAACAATGTCAGATCTCTACGCCGTGCTCGGGGTTGACCGCAAAGCCTCCGCTGATGATATTCGCAAGGCGTACAAACGCCGCTCACTCGAAACCCACCCTGACCGCGGGGGTACCAAAGAGGAATTCCAGGCGGTTAACGAAGCCAACGCAATTCTATCGGACCCCACCAAGCGTGCCGATTACGACGCCACTGGTCGAGTTCCAGGAGCCGCAGAGGAGCATCATGTACCCGCTGGAGGTATTGACCTCAGTCATATCTTTGGCTCCGTATTCAGTGGAGGCGGATTTCCCTTTCCCATGCCTGGTGGCGGTGGTCCAGGTCCCATGAAGGCGGCACGTGGACGCAACGTCCACCACGAAATCGGTGTCAGTCTCCGTGATCTCTGGCACGGGAAGTCGTTCACCTTCAACATGAAACGCGGTGTACTCTGTAGTGACTGTGGCGGGCGCGGTGGGACTAACATGGCATCGTGTCCCGACTGTGGCGGGCGCGGCATGCGGGTCCGCCATCAACAAATGGGACCGATGACGATGATGTCCCAGGAGCCCTGTGCCACCTGCCGCTACACCGGCCAAAAAGCCACGGACACCTGTAAAGGCTGCGCAGGTCGCTGCGTTGTAGAGTGCGAATCCTCTCTCAAAGTCCAGATTGAACCTGGTATGCAGGAAGGGGATCAACTCGTGTTTGCGGGTCAATGTTCGGAATCACCGGATTATGAGACCCCTGGTGATGTGATTTTGATTATTCGTGCGGCAGCCACGGATCCTGAATCATGGATCCGTCGTGGGGCGGACCTTGTTGTGGAGGTGACACTGACACTGGCGGAGTCTCTGTTAGGCTGGGAGCGCACGTTGGACAAACATCCCAGCGACCGTCCTCTCCATTTGGTCTGGACGGGCGGGGCAGTGCGCGAGGGAGAAGTTCTCCGTGTGCCGGGCTGGGGTATGCCCATAAAAGGCAAACCGTCCGAGGTCGGTGACCTGCGCATTGTCTGTCGGGTCAGTGCGGTTCAGGGAGCGTGGTCGGAAGAACAACTACGCGCCTTGAAGGGAGTGTGGCCAGAATGGACGGCACCAACTTCTACGGAACAAACAATTCAGGCTCAACGGTCATAAGCCCTGAGGTCAATTAACCAAAAGGTCTTAGAAGCCCTGAGGTCCTTTGGTTTCGTGGTACAGAGGATTGACGGTGCCTTCGGTAGTGAACTGAGCATTTTGGGCCTGGTGGGCAACGCCGGTCGTGTAGGGTGCTTCGAAGTCGGCCATGCCACCACGCTGTCTTTGACTACGTCTTTGACGTTGACTACGTCTACTTTGATGACGTTGTTTGTGACTGCTACGCTGACGCTGACGCTGACGACGACTGCGTCTGGCGCCACCACGGTGTGGAATAACACTTGGCAGTTCACCGAAGGAGTTATCTAAAGGACCGACTTCGGCTTGGACGCGGGTGGCGGAGTCCAGCAGGTAGGCGTCACCGGCGACAAAAGGAGCCATGCCGCCCATTTGGAAGGCTTGACGGTTTTGGGCTTGGTAGGCGCAGCCGTTTGCTGAGCCACCACGTTGTTGTTTTTGTTTTTGTTTTCTTTGTTGTTTACGCTGGGTCTTACGACTGTGTTTGCCTTTGTGATGACGGCGACTCTTGCGGTAATGTTTGGCCATTTCTACTCAGTGCCAACAGAATTATCTCCTGGCACTGTGGGTGAAAGCCCAGGACGTTCACTGATAACGACCGGACAACCCTTTCGGCTCAGTCGGGTGGCCAGCGTGCTCAGAGTGTTAGAACGCGGGCCCTGGAGGAGTAACAGGTGCGATGCTTCCCGCTGAATGCGAGCATCGCGGAGCATTCCAGCTCGGCGGCCCTGGGTGACCCAGTCACAACTAACGAGGCGCACCGGAATCTTCTGGGTCGCCGCCCAGGTTTGGATGGCAATGGAGGAATCACCTTCGGATGGTAACAGAAGTTCGTCGGGTGTGCCCCAGGCTTCTATAAGCGGTGCCATCAGGGTCACTGCTACATCTTCAACACGGGTATTGCTACGAGTTCCTAGAACTCCTAGCACTACACGATCGGGAAAGGCTGAGATACGAGGTTTGGGTTTCTGCTTTTGACTTTGTACAGCCTTCTTGGTTTGTTTGTCTCTGTTTGTTGTAATAAGTTCTTCGTCTTTACCCAGCCAATTAAGGAGGGTTCCTGTTGGTTTGGTGTCAGTCATCGTGCGGGTCTTGGTGGGGTTACATGGGTAGGGCTCAAATTTATTGGACTGATCTGATTTATAAACCAGCCGTAGATATAGCCTTCTTCTTAATATTGCCATGAACCAGGTAAACGGAATTTTCCGTCACCATGATGTAACCATCAGCGGTTTTGTAGAGTTTAGTAATTGGACTCGTATATTCTTCGTTGTTTTTGAACAGAATTTTTTCCTTGGTATCGGCATCTTCACCCAAAAAGGCAGTGCCGGCTTTGGTGTCGCCGTAGTAATCTAACAGAATAGGTTTGTCTGTTTCAATGGCAATTTTGGCGGCGTGGGTCAGGAGTTTTTCGGTCGGGACATCCACAGCGGGGGCTTGGGCTTGTGCGTTACTCATCTCTTCTGAAATGCGGACCGGGATGTTTTTGGCGGCGGTGACCGCAGCAGAAGGCCGCAACCTTAGCCCTCCATCCGTACCACGTTGCGTGGACTGGCCCGCATTTTTTGTCGGATGATGCCCTCGGCCGTCGTAGGTGGCACGGCCACCTTTTTCTTGACTGGAGCAGCAGCATCCAAGACCGGCTCATCACGGAGCACCTGATCTGCATGTTGGAGGAGAACCTCGTTCATAAAGTTATAGGCATCGTCCAACTGTTTGGGTTCCTTGGCACCCGTAATAATAATGGAGCCAGTGCGGAAGGGACTGATCGTGATTTTCTTACAGTGACCGATGCCATGTCCATGGCTGTCGCCTTCGCACGGAGTCGGGCAGATACAGATACCTAGCGGGGCATCGGCGGGTCGGGCGCTGTTCCAGAAGAATTTGGTGTTGACGCCTTGGTAGCGTGTGGGTTCAAAGGAGGACCATAGGCCGTACTTTTCCACGAGAATGCGATAGAGACGGTCGCGGCGAATGGCTTTGCCCACCGAGTAGTCCGAATTCATCATACAGACCTCGAAGCGTTTAATGCCGAGGCTGGCTTCGTCGGCCCAGATGCCGCGACCCCGATTGAGGGCGATGAGTTGGGTCAGGGCGGCCCGGGCCATGTCGGCGCTGCTGATGCCCGTCATCTGAAAACCGCCGTTTTTGAAGAGTTTGATGTTGGTTTCTTTAAAAGTTCCACAAGGCAACAATAAGCGAAACACGAGCGATGATTGATTGAAAAAGCGTTTCTTTTCTTTGGTCGACACATGTAAAATATCCTCCATACAGAAGCCCTTGCGACTGTCACCGAATTCAATTTTGAGAATGCCCTCACCAATCCACCAGTAGGGAATGAAGTGGCCGGCGTCGTAAAAACATTGGAGATCGGGGATAGCACCCAAATTTCCAATAACAGTCATTGTGCTTACTCGGAGTGGAGATGGATTCATGGATTACCTTGTTTAAGTATGTGCGGTCGTGCTTTAGGTGGTTAGGTGGTCGACACGGTGGTCATATTTTGGGTTACGGTGGTTTTACCATCGTTAGTGCGTAACGTAGCAATCACCGATTCCCAGGCTTCAATAACAGCGTCGAGCGAGGGGTGCGAGCGATTGGCGATGACCACCTGGAGCCAGGCATTCCACACCACCGGCCCCACCGCGACAGGAACACCCATGGAGTAACAGAAAACGAGCACGTGGCGTAACAGAATCCAGCCCGGAGTTCGTTGGAGCCCATCTTCCCAGACCACGGCACTTCGTCCCGCCGGCGCGTTGAAGAGGCGGGAAAACCACGGCAGCCACGTGTTCGGATTCTCGCCCTGCTGGGCCCGCGCCATAAAGGCACGCATATCGCCGCGATTCAACAAACAGGCCAGCGGTGTGGGTAATGGCTGGTCCTCCCGTCCTTCGTGTGCCTGGACATCCGCAAGGAGACCGCGAATCTGTCCGCTGGTAAGGTGACCGCAGAAGAGAGCGAGGGCACGCGATCGAATGAGGGGCTGAATGCGACTCAGTGTGTTACACAAAAAGACAAACAGTGGCAGCGGTGCGCCGGGCACCAGTGGAAAATCCATCAGAGCGCGCAGTGTCAGTTGCGCCGGCTCCGTCATTGTTTCCACTTCGTCGAAAATAACGATTTTGCGACTGACACCGACCCAGTAGGTGCGCAGAAACTCGCGAATGCGTTCACGGACAGTTTCCATCGTGCGCTCGTCACTGGCATTCAGATACATGGTGGCGGCCGGTGGCGGGATATCAGGATACATGTCGGCCGCGAAGGCGAGGGCCAGCGTTGTTTTGCCGGTGCCTGGCGGACCGTGGAGAATGAGATGTGGCGCCGTGGCGACACCGCCGGTCACTATACGCTGTAGAAACGACTTGAGAGAGTCCTGACCTGTGACGTCAGCAAGGTGACGAGGGCGATACTGTTCGGTCCACAACGCAGCGTTCATGAGGTCCCTTAGTCAGGGACCGGTGGTTGCTTTTAGACGGAGGCTCCATCAAAAAAGAAACCGCGAGAGTCTAAACAACGCCCTTCGTGAAACAAACAATGGAAACCAAGGCACCCACAAAACGCACTCCGCGTACTAAAAAGGCAACTGTCACAACAGAGTCCCAGCCCTCAATTCTTACGGCAATAGCACCGGCACTGTTTGTCGAAGAGGTCAACGAACAGATTCCCAGTCCTCCCACCACCAAAAAAACTAAAAAGGCTGCCGCCACCTCGTCGCGAAAACCACCGGTCATCGCCTCCGTTACACCGGATGGCATTCAGGGTACTCTGACACTCCATAACGATCAGCGTCCCCTCATCGCCCACCTGCCTATACACAGTGCGGACATAGAAAGTGATCTCTATGCGACAGATGAGCCCGAAACACCGACTGCTACTGCCACTACCAACTTAATTCCTTCTCCCTATAATCCTGAAGAGGCCTATGCCCGTTTTAACCAGGAATACAATGTCGCTATTTCAACGAGCCAGACCCCAGTTGAACAACCGAATACCATTCCAACTCGTCCCACATTACCGCTCAATCACTCCGAAAAGCTCATGGTTCGCTTTCAGGATGCGAACCGCGAACAGGAGCTACCGGATTCCACCGACGTGGCCTGTTTCTGGGATTGTCATACCTTCCGCGGTCGCCCCTGTGTCATTCCGGTGACCATCGAGGAAGGTGTCTGGAAATGCCGCGGTAACTTCTGTAGTCCACAATGTGCGGCGGCCTACCTTTTTAAAGACACGTGCGACCTCCACGTCAAATGGGAGAGTTACGCCCTTCTGAACCGCCTGTATGCTCCGGATGGCGACCCTGTTCGTCTGGCCCCCAGTCCCTCTGTAACGCGTCTTTTCGGCGGTCCGCTCGAAATCGAGGATTACCGCAAAATCGTCGGCGAAGGGCGCATTCGCATCGACGTGACAACTCCACCGATCATATCGATCATTCAGGTCATGGATACCAAACCCATCGGTTTCTACGATGAGTCTATCAAAAATACCATGATTCCCTGGCAAATGGACCGCATGAACCGCCCTGGTGCGCAGGGTCTCCGTTTACAACGTAAAAATCCGGCGGTACGCGAAGAGGCAACTATCGAATGGTGTATGGGTATTGGCCGGCAAATTTGACAAGGGTCTTTTGCCTGACTGACAGGTGAGTTACGATGTCAGCTCAAACCCGTTACCGTACTTTAATTGAACATATTGGTCGCATTTACGCGGCTCCCGATGACGGAAAACGCACAGAACTCTTACAAGCCGGCTTAGACCAGATTGTAAGTGTTGTGGACCCCCAAAGTGCCCACCAATGGACAACTGTGGGAGCGGATTCAGACCGCTTATTGAAGGTCTGGGTCGCCAAAGAACACGATGAAGCCGCTAAGGCTGTCGCTGAACAACTAACAGATATCTTGCGTGAATTAATTCGTTCTTCGACGGAAGAACACAACGAATCCAGTGTGGTTACTGTTAGTAAAGTGGAGGAACCAGTTGTCCATGTCAAAGCCGATCCGGTCGTCGCAGTCAAAAAAGAAGAGGTCGTCGCAGTCAAGAAAGAAGAGGTTGTCGCAGTCAAAAAAGTTGAGGTACCTGTCTTAGTTGTGGAATCAGAAGATGAAGACGAAGGAGATGCTGAGGTTGATGAGGCTGAAGTAGATGCTGAACCCGATGATGATGAAGGAGAAGGCGAAGGAGAAGACGATGAAGATGAAGGCTCCGTCGTTGAACCCGATGCTGAAGCCGACGCAGAAGCTGAAGAAGAAGACGAAGGTGAAATAGACTACATCGCCTTCCGTGGCACCGAAAACAAATACCTCTGGAACTCTGCTACCAAGAAAGTCTACGGCATCGTGACGGACGATGACGGCGAAGAAGCCCAAGGTGAAGAAGTCGGTTCCGTTGTCAACGGTAAAGTCAAACTCAACGTCAAACCGTACGTCGCCAAAGGTCGCACCTACTGGTTAGAACCCGTGTATAACAAGATTCACGCAACTATCAGTGGCAGCAGCGAAGTCGGCGATGAAATCGGCGAATTAGTCGGCGGCAAAGTTCAAATCTACGCCTCCAAATAGAAATGGACGTCGGACTCTGTCAACCTTCCAACACTATTCTTTTGGTCGCCACGGCGGGGGTCATCTACCACCTGCTGGCGGGTGATACTGCCGCTATGCTCTGGTGGATTGTCGTCGGTGTAGCCGGCACCGGTGTCTTCCAGGGTCTCTGCTACGGTGGTCTGGAACCCGTGGCCTGGGTGCTGATGGCCATTCCCGTGTTAGTGGTCTGCTTCTTTTTGGCAGTAGCACTGTTTGCCAGTCGCATGCGCATTGAGAACATCGTGGAGGTCCCCTGTGGTCGTTGTGGTCATCGCCATCCTCCTCACAATGATTGTCGTCCACGTTGCCCGGCCTGCGGTGGTAACGGCTGCTCGCAATGTCAGTCCGCCGAGAATTTTGAAAACCAGGCCGCCGTGACGATGACGGGCTGCCCTTATTGTTCAGATCGCGGTTGCCCCTACTGTGCCTACAAAAGCGCGGAGGCCGCAGATGCTCTGAAGGTACCCGCTGCGGACTTACAGAAACCGGTAGAGAAATTTCACGGTGATGGTCCATGTCCCTTCTGTCAGGGAGGAGGCTGTCCCCGTTGCCGCTGGCATTCAGGTGAACAGGCGTGCTCCAGTTGCGGCGGTTCGGGTTGTCCCTACTGTGCGTATGAGGCCTCTCTGTGTCGCGACTGCCAGGGCCGCGGCTGCGCCAGTTGTAACCGCGAGACGGCTCTGAGTACGTATTAAAGTAAATCGCAAAGAATAGACACAATGGAACAATACCAAAATATAGTTCTTGGTATTGGATCAGCAATCGGGCTTTCGGTGGGTTTGATGGTCTGGCGTCGCTGCTGTCGTCCGCGACTACCACCCGCTGACACACCCCTGCCACCATTTCCACAACAAACACAAACATATCCCCAACCCTCCGCTCCACCATCACAGTATTACACCGTGGTCCACCCCACGGCACCGCAGTTCGGTACGCAGGTCTAGCCTGGAGGCTAAGCGTTCCGCTCGTCAAAAACAAAACGATGGGGTCAAGAAGTGGGATGAGTACCTGTTCGCTGTTAGGGGTCCTGGCCTTCCTCCAGACCTGTAAGGAACGCGCTGCGCATTGGTATACCGTCGTGCGCACCCAGTATCTGGTTCCGCTGGTCCATTACGGCGGGCGCAACATGGTCCTGCTGCGCAATGGCCAGTGGCTTGACGAAACGCAGGGATTACTATCAGGGGAGATTGTTTGTCAATACGACGTCGTGAAGCACGTCATTCACTTTCCCGGTGCCGAGCGCACAAAACGCTGGCCGTGGCTGTCGGTGTGCGCGGGCGACCGTGACATATCGGACTTTTTCGAAGGACTGCGAATTAGTGTCGGTCACGAACTGTCGAATGAGCAGGTCGTGCTGCTGTTTGCGCATCAACGTGGTTGGCTGCCTACGGGGGATTTACATGTGATTACCCGAAGTGGCGAGGAGGTGGTGATTCGTCCATTTACGCCGACGCCAATTTCGTCTTCGAACATGGTTGAGAGTCCGAGTTTACAGGATGTGAATTATATTCGGTAAGGGGTTATGAAATTATTAGAAGGAAGTTATGTTAGTTTCAAAAAGTAACGTAACTTGCTTATTTAACAAACAGTAATAAGCCGAATATCATCTTTTACTAATAAAAAGCCGTATCAACCAGCCAGAGGTCCTGAGGAGACAGCATGTCTCCTACATTCGCTGTTCCGTATGCGCCCGATATAGAATCTCCTCCGTCTTTACCTCATCGTGTAACAATTCAATATCCGCCGGTGACCCGAACGTCTTCGCATTCAGATTCCAGAGTTTGATAATACAGAAGCCCTTTTTTGGACTGATAGTGACCCCCACGATTTCGTTTGCGGGGTCCTTGGCACAAGTACCCAGAGCGGCCGCAGCCAAGTAGCGATTGAAGACCTCCACTGCGTTTTTGCGACTGATTTTGAGACAATAGGAACCACCGCGGATATTAACCTTGTTCTCCCAGAGCGGACTCGTGTTACTACGCATGACACGGAGGAGACCGTTCATGGTTTTATGGGGACCGAGTTCTCGGAGAACGGCACCCAGAGCTTCCCAGGTGCCCGCAGTTTGAAGGCGTTTGTAGGAATCTTCCGCCCAGGATTTGTCCTCTGGCTCATGAAAATAGATGGTCCATGATCCAGTGGGAATGTCATGTTGAATAGGGGCTCGTGCCGGTTGGGATGCCGCATCGGCAAAGGAACGGGAGGAAGCCATGTTAGTTTTGCTTGTCATCGTGATTTTAAGTGGCGACCCAACGCGGCACAGGTGTCAAGTTTATATGTAAATGAATAATAAATGTCATTAGACGATATTTGTTATATTTCAATTGGTTCCGAGTGTTCCAGTGCAGCTGCTCTGCGTAACTTACAGTTGCGCAACTTTGCACTTCCATTTGATTGGGTTGTTACCTCTCCGATCGCCTTTACTAAATGTATAATGGATGATTTCCATCTTTTCCACAAACAGTTACAAAAATATAATCAAAGTCGCATTATTGATGCCTACGGTATTTTATACCCACATGATTATCCCACCGTGGAGGCACGTGTTCCCAATCCGGATGGCACTTACACTGAAAAGCCACTCGCTGCCGATTGGGCGAATTATTCCGGACCAGTTGTTGAAAAGTATGAGCGACGCATCACACGATTCTTGAATCTTATGAATGGACCCCAACCACTGGTTATATTGTATCGCGGCAGTGTTAGCAACGTTTGCTTGTTTAAAAGTGTATTTACCAAAAAATACAACAAGACGAATATTGTATTTGTCGTGGCTACCAATGAACAGACAGATGAATCTAATATATTCACGTGTCAGCCAGAAAAGAATGGTAAGTGGAATGATGAATTAATATGGAAAGAAACTATTGACCGTGCCGTTCGATATCTTGTCTAGGCGGTATCGGCTGGTTTAGTTATGGCTGGCGCTAACGCCAGTCGGATATCGTTGATTTGCGGAGCAAATTAACTTGAATCGGCTGGCTTTGTAATGGCGGGAGCCAAAGCCAGTCGGATCTCACCCAAGCCGGCCACATTATATTCCACCACAATCGGATAGTCGTTTTTCAGACAGAGCACAATATCGGGACACAGAGAGGTACATTTGGTAAAGAGAACCAGGTATTTGAGCAGAAAGTTACCTTGGACGATGCTGGTACTTGTACCACCCGTTTTGTTGAGACCATTTTCACCAATACTGATAACTGTTTCCTGTTCGGCGTAGTCACCCTTACAGCGAAAAACGAGTTCCTCTGGTGAACTCTGGATTTCCACCGTTTCACCCAGCGTGTGCATGTCGCGAATGATTTTTTGGAAATCCGTGGAGGACATGGTGAGCACACTACTGAAATCAACAGGGGGAATGGGAATGCGACGGATGTCGAGTTCGATCAAATTCAGGGCGAAGTGGGTCACCATCTGTTTTTCGCCGTTGAGGATTTCAATACCCAGTTTGGTGGTATCCGATTTCTTCATCGACAGTACAATGGACTCATTATTGGACATGGTTTTAACGAGCTTGAAAAAGTTAATCATGTTGAGACCAAGCACCTGTTTTTGGGGACAGTAGAATTCGTCGAAACGGTCAGCACGGAGGTGGAGGGAAACCAGAATGGTATGGGTGCCGTCCATGGCGACGATTTTGAGACCATTTTTGTCAATTTCGAGATTGGCATCCGTCAGAATATCTTTGATGGCTTCAATCAGTGTACGGAAGGGGGCGGCTTTCACTGTGCGGATGCGGAAGAGCACGTCGGAGGGGTCCATTCTAATGTAGTGCTGGGGGGTTCGCGTTTAGCCCGCAACGAGCCTATTTACGCCGGGTGCGACGATTTTTTTTGGATTTGGACTTATCCCACATCTGGTAACCCATATAACCTGCGACAGGAAGCAGGCGAACACCGTTTGTAGCAAAGGCGCCCATTACGGAAGGAGGGAATCCACCCTGTTGTATTTGTGGAGGCATTGGGTTACAGCAGCCACCCCCGGTTTGGGCTAATGGAGTACGGACCCAAGCATTGGTTGACGTGGCGAGGTCCATTCCAGTGGGATCAGCACTGGTACCGACCATCTGGGCTCCGTCCTTGAAATAGGCCAGCGGCATGCCAACATAGCCGCCTTGTTGTTTACGACTTCTGCGTGTGTCACGATGTTTGCGTGTGTCACGATGTTTGCGTGTGTCACGATGTTTGCGTGCGTCACGACTTTTGCGCATTTGTCTACGACCACCACCTTTCATTTCTCTAGCCATACTGGCGATTTTTGCCGGCAACGGGCAACTGTCCACCCCGGCGCTGCTCCCGGTGAAGGGAATTTCCTGAACGCGAACCACCGTCTTTAGGCCCCCTCGAGGACTAACATCCGCCTCCACCACAAATCCATCCAGATTGCCGAAGCGCTTATGTGGTTTGGTCGAAACAGCCGGCCACGCCTCGGCTCGCAGGTAGGAGCCGTGACCGACCACAATGAACTGGTCGTGGTCCCGCTGAGTCGCCACGAAGCGGAGAAAGGCGTCCCAATCGGGATGGTGACGCAGGCCACCCACTGGTGTATTCTCTGGAATCCGCCCATGCTCAGTGAAATGGGGGAATTCTGTTAGTTGTTCTTGGGACCTCTCAAAGAGAAGGGAGGCGGTCTGTTTGGCACGATGGAGGGCGGAGGAGCCGATAAGGGCGGTCTGGAGATTGAAGCCGGCTGCGCGGAGACGATCACGGAGAATAGGGCCGTATTCCGCCGCCATACGCTCTCCTACTGTGGACAGCGCGGGGTCCAACAGTTTCTGACTGGCTGCTACCAGAGGGTGTTCCAGGTCGTCCGTGCCCGCTAAGTGACGAACATGATTCGCACACGATTTGCTGTGGCGAATCAGAAAGAGTTTTATACGACGTTCCATATCCTTACTGGGGACCAACAGAATAATCAAGGCTAAAGGGTTCACGGACCTGGAAGGACCAGAATGCCAAACTGGGTAACGAGTCGGATTGTGGCCACGGGACCGGCCTCGGCGCTGGTCGCTCTTCACGATTCTGGTATGAATTTCCAGCGCCTCCGCCCCTGTCCATACATTACAGCCAAGGGGAGCCTTATTGAACCCGATGACGAAGACAACAAGTGGTACTACTGGTGTTCGGCCTACTGGGGAACCAAATGGACACCCAGCGAGGTCTCCGTGACCTACGAGGACTGGGATGACGAACTCCACGCCCGCCTGGACACGGCGTGGGACCCACCCCATACTCTGTTTGCCTATCTGACGGAAAAATACCCAGGTCTCGTCATCGAAAATGAATACGAAGAAGAGGCCTGTGAACGCTTCGGATACGCCCGCTACAGTGGTGGCTCGGTAACGAACACCGAGATTGACCCCAACGAAAATAGCCTGGCGGCCCTGCGCGATTATGCCAAGGATCATACCTGGTTTGATTACGAAGCCTACATAAGTATGCTCCGCCATCTTGGCGCCGACCTTGAAAGGGAAGAGCGCAGTCCGGATCGCCACGCGGACCTGATTGTTACGGAGTGGACTTACAGTCACTCTGTTCTGGCGTCCAAGATTGAGGAGGCGATGCGTTGACCCCAACCCAAAAGTTGACTGGACCTGACCCCCACCCTTGCCCACCCTTTACGATGTCGCAAAATTATAAGAAACTTTCGCAACGCGAACATATTTTACAACTCCCCGATACTTACATCGGGTCGCGCGATTCACACCGTGAGAGCCGCTGGGTTTTCTCGGCTGAAACGGGGCACATGGAATGGCGCGAAGTCAATTTCAATCCGGGCCTCTTCAAAATCTTTGATGAGTTGATCGTGAACGCGTTGGACCACGTGACCCGCCAAGCTGCGAATGCTGACAAGACCAAACGGGTCAGTCAAATCGTGGTCGCGGTCACGCCCACCACCTTCCAAGTTCACAACGACGGTGAAGGCATTCCGGTCACCATTCACCCCGAGTACAAAGTCACCATTCCTGAACTCATCTTCGGTCACCTCTTAACCTCCAGTAACTACGACGAGGGCGAAGAGAAAATCGTCGGTGGTAAAAACGGCTACGGTGCCAAGTTGACCAACATCTACAGTCGCGAATTCACCGTGCGCACTTGCGATGCGGATCACGGCATTTTATACGAACAGGTCTTCAGTGACAACATGGCGGTCGTCGGTAAACCGGTCATGAAAAAAGTCGTCAAGGGTGCCGCGAAACCCTTTACCGAAATCCGCGCCGTGCCGGACTTGGCGCGCTTCTATCCTGCGTCCGCGGGTTCTAACATGAATGATGGAAGTGGCAGTGCTGGTGCCACCGAAATTCCCGCAGATATGTTGGATGTCCTCCGCACACGTGTGGTGGATGCCGCCGCCATTGCCGCCGCGAACGGCTGCGCCGTCTTCTTGACTGACCGTTTGGATGGTAAAGCCGACCGCGTGCCCGTGACCTCCTTTGAAAAATACGTGCGCTTGTTCACGGAAGACGGCGTGCCCGTTTTCTACGAACGCTGCGGTCCTCGTTGGGAAGTCGCTGCCGTTCTCACCCGTCACTTACACGCCGACGCGCTGCCCGATGACCGACACATCTCGTTCGTCAACGGTATATTTACGCGCCGTGGGGGTAAACACGTGGAAGCTGTCACTCGTGCCGTGCTCGGCACCTTCTGTGACGGACCGGGCAAAAAATTGGATTTGAAACCCGCCCAACTCAAGGATGCGGTGACCTTCTTCGTGAACGCGACGATTGTTAATCCCTCCTTTGACAGCCAAACCAAAGAGACCCTGACCACTCCTGCGGCTAAATTCGGCTCCACCTTCAAGATTTCCGATGCTTTCGTGACCAAACTCGCGAAAGAAGGAGGACTCTTGGAAGAAGCCCAAGCGGTGCTCGATGCCCGTTTGAGCCGCGAAGCCAAGAAAACGGACGGTCGCAAGGCCGCCACAGTTCGTGGTATTCCCAAGCTCGAAGACGCCACGTGGGCCGGTACTGCTAAATCGTCCGAGTGTACTCTTATCTTGTGTGAGGGTGACTCGGCTGCTACGTTGGCCATCGCCGGTCTCAAAGTCGTCGGCCGTGAACGTTACGGTGTCTTTCCCCTCAAAGGTAAGATTCTCAACGTTAAAGACGCGACCATTGACAAGAAAACCAAAAATGATGAGCTCACCCGTATCAAACGCATTATCGGTTTGGAACACGGTAAGCGCTACAAGGACATCAAAACTCTCCGCTACGGTCGCGTCATGATTATGACGGATCAAGATGTGGATGGCTCGCACATCAAAGGTCTCTTGATCAATCTGTTCCACACTGAATGGCCTGAACTCCTCCAACTCGGCTTCGTCTGTTCGCTCATGACGCCGCTCTTGAAGGCCACACGGGGCAAACAGGTCGTCAACTTCTATAACGCCACGGAATATGAGCGTTGGATGGATGCGAACGCCGGTGGACGCGGTTGGTCCATCAAATACTACAAAGGTCTGGGTACGAGTACCGCCGCGGAAGGTCGTGAATACTTTGAGAGCATGAACGTGGTTCGCTTCCAATGGGACGCGGCCTCCGATGGCTCCATTGACCTCGCCTTCAACAAGAAGCGTTCGGATGACCGCAAAGAGTGGCTCGCGACCTATGATCGCGAACGCATTCTGGAAGTCCCTGCCGGTGGTGCGGACATTGAATTCAGTCGCTTCATCAACGACGAACTGATTCACTTTTCCAACGCGGACAATTTGCGCTCCATTCCCCATGTGATGGACGGTCTCAAACCCAGTCAGCGCAAAATCTTGTGGGCGGCACGCAAACGCAACCTCGTCCACGAAATCAAAGTCGCCCAACTTGCCGGTTACGTTTCGGAAGTGGCGGCTTATCACCACGGTGAAGTCTCGCTGACCGCCGCCATCGTCAACATGGCGCAAAACTTCGTGGGCTCCAACAACATCAATCTGTTGGCTCCCAATGGTCAATTCGGCACCCGTTTACAAGGCGGTGACGACTCGGCCGCGCCAAGATACATATTTACGGCGCTCGAACCCATCGTCGCCACCATGATCAACAAGGCGGATGACCCCGCTTTGAACTGGCTCGAAGATGACGGTGACGCCATTGAACCGGAATACTACATGCCGGTCATTCCCGCCATTCTCGTGAACGGTGCGAAAGGTATTGGTACTGGCTTTTCAACTGACATTCCCTCCCATAATCCTCGTGACCTCGTCTCTTCCATCCGTCGCCGTCTGACCGGTGATGTGGACGACTTGAGTGAGGAACGCTTCGTACCCTGGTGGGATGGTTTCCGCGGTTCCGTGACCATGGCCGCCGACGGACGTCGTGCTCAAACACGGGGTACCTACCAATTCTTGGATGACGACACCAATCGTGTTCGTATTACGGAGTTACCGGTAGGCACCTGGACCAAGGACTACAAAGCCTTCTTGGATGAACTCGTCAGTGGTGAAGGAACAGGGGCGAATGACGGTTCTTCAGCTGCCCACGTCATTAAGAACTTCCAAGAAGCCTACAATGATGTGGATGTGGAGTTCATCTTGACGCTCGACCCCGAATACTATCACGAAGCCCGCACCTTTCCCGCGGACTTCGAAAAGAAATTCAAGCTGATCGGTAGTCACTCACTCTCGAACATGGTGGCGTACGATGTGGACGGCCACATTCGTCGCTTTGACTCGGCGGGGGAAATCGCAGAGGCGTTTTACATGAAACGTCTCGGCGGTTACGTGGCGCGCAAAGCCAATGAGTTGGCCCGATTGGATGCGGAGATTACCGAAATTGATGCCCGTGTTCGTTTCGTGCGGGCGGTCGTTGAAGGTGAACTTGTCGTAGCCAATGCGGAAGACGAAGACCTCTTAGCGGGACTCAAAGGGCTCGGACTTCCTGCTCTCTCTGGATCAGAAGGTGACGGACTCAAGGCCTACGAATACTTGTTACGCATGCGCGTGGACCGTTTGAAAGCCAAAGCGGTTGTGGAGCTCGAAGAAGAACTAGCGACTGTGCGTGGTGAACGCGCGGCTCTCGATGCGAAATCAGCCGAGGACTTATGGTTGGCGGACTTGGAAGCCTTCGCCGACGCCTACGAACGATTCGTAGCGGTCCGTGAAGAGGCTCGTGCTCAAGTAGCGGCAGAATCTGTGGGTGCCAAAAAGAAAGCACCGGTTAAGCGCGTAAAGAAGAACGGCGCTTAGACTTGCGGCGGGTGCCACCTTTTTTGGTTTTAGCAGCAGCCGATTCTCTTTCAAATTGTGATTTAAGACGTACTGCCTGATTTGTGAGTTGTCTTTGTATGCCATATAATTTTGTTATTTGCTCTTCTGCGCCTTGTTTCAAACGATTTTCTTTAAGTTGTGCCAAGGTGTTTGTTACTTGTTGAAGCGTATCCTTTGTTTGTTGAAATTGCGCACCTGTGGCGAGGGCTTGTTTTGCAAGGTTTGATGTAGATTTTGGTTGTAATAATGGTCGTGTTAATGCTGCCTGTTGTTCTCGAGTAGGAAATTGTCCCTTCAACCTCTCCAATACTTTATTTGTTATATCAGCGCGTATTTGTCTCGCCGTCATTCTATTTCCCTTCAGATTTACAACATATGTATTCCACTCTGAAATTTTTTGTTGCTCGTCGGCAGCAATATTCGTTTCGCGATTCAAATTATCAAGATAAGTCTCAATTTTATTAATTTCTTGGAGGCGTTCCTCTTCAAGTTGGGTAGTAGTTTGTTTTTGTCGTTTGGCAATCGCAATTTCATCATCAAGTTGGCTAATCGCATTCAGAAAAGTATTCCAAACCGCCTCGCGCTCTTCACGTGTGGCTGGTGTAGGCGTATTTTGGAAGTAGTTTCTTTCTTGTATATTAAGTGGACCTGTAAGACCAACCGTTGGTATATTTCCTTGTGGTAAGAGTTGTCCTTTGGTTGCTCCTTTGGTTGCTCCTTTGGTTGCTCCTTTGGTTGACTCTATTGTTGCGCTTGCGGTATACGATGAAGATGGTATTGATGATGATACTGTTTTAGTAGGCGGTGTTTGTATTGCTTCATATGCCTTAAAACTACTAACACTTGAACTCGGTTGTACCTGTTTAAATGCTGGAGAAAATGGATTATTAATATTGATATTTGGTTGTACAGTTGTCGTTGGTTTACCTAGACTAGTAATAGCGGATGATGATATAACAGGTTGTTTCTTCAATATCGGTTCCTGAACCCGCAACCGTATTTGGTCCGCGCGCGTCGCGATTTCACACAAGCGTGCTTCCATTGTCCCCCTATTTTCGGATGTTGGTTTTCTTAACAAACATCGGATAATCGGATGGGAGGTCCTTCGTTTAGCGGCGTTGGGTGCGACGACGACGGCGGACACGGTGACGGCGGGTGCCACCGCCTACCGAAATATTTGAATCAGTTCGTAGTCTATTGGGTTGCTTAAGTTGTCCTATTGATCTTTGTATTTCTTGAACAAGCGGTTGTGGCGCTGTTAAAATGGCTGGTTTTGATACAATAGGCGGTTGTGACGGTGCCTGCGGTTTTGGTTTATTTACTGGTTGTGGTTTATTGGTTGCTATCAAAGGCGCAACAACCTGTTCTTTAGATACATTCTGAAGTTGCGATGATGGAATAATATTAGCAGTCGATTGTTCAAGTGCTACTCCTGACTGTATAGGTTGATGATGATGAGGCGGATTGGCAGTTGATGTTTCACTATGAACATTTGATCTGGACTGATTCGCAGTTGATGTAAAATTCGCTTGTCCTTGAATTGGTGGACGCCATGATTGATGCATAGACGGATAAGATGTTGAAGAAACATTACTCGTAGTCGGACCGCAACCTGGTGGCGGTTGATTACCTACCGCGCGATTCATATTCAAAATTGCTATTGCCGCCTCACGAATGGAATCCTGTAACGCATCTATATTTACGGGTGGCTGTGCCATTCTCCTCTAATTATGGTCAACAAAACGACCCCGCACAGACTAACAAAACGACCCCGCACAGGCTAATAAAATGATCCAGAACAGGCTAGCAAAACGACCCTGAACAAGTTACCGGACGAGACGCCGCCAATTGAATCAGGGCGCCACCTTGACTGGATCCAAAACCTTCAGACAGAAAGTAAGCCTGAGCTACCACAATGAGCACAAACAGAATCACAAGACCAAACAGTGTGCGCATCTTACTTAGAACGGCGAGTTTTACGAACGCGGTCGCCGCCCTTTTTCTGGTACTGGTACTTTCTTTTTTGGGTTTGTGTAATCGCGCGCCATTTGCGACTATTTCTGGCTATACTCTGTTGTTTACGTCCAGCAAGCGTGTTCGCATTTTCTTCAATGACCTCTTCGGACAGATTTTTCATCGCCAAGTTCATCAGAGCAGCCGTGTGTGCTGCTTCTTCATCATACTGAATACCATGACTTCTACGATGTGCCGATGCATGTTCAGCAGTTGGAAATCTAGAAGTAATTTTTGTCTCAGGAAATGGTGTTTGTTTCAAATTGACCATCGGAGAATGGGTGGACCACATAGTTCCCGTTACCCCCACAACGGCCGGACTATTACGATTATCGAACTTACGGAAATAGGTACGCGGTAACATATTTACACTCATTTCGGGAGCCCATCCTTCCGCACTCGCACGGTCAAGAATCGTATTGACCGCCGTGGCGTGTCCAGAGATCTTGATATGATGATAGCCGCCAATCGTGCTTTTGCGGTATAAAATTTCGAATGGTAACTGTGGATATTCAGCGGAGACCGCTACACTGATTTGGTTAAGGCGTTTTAAAACATTGGGACCAACACGATGACGCAGTTTAACGGTTGTGTTCATCGGATCGAAACTCAAAAAATGGTCCAATAGTTGCGTAGGTGGAGCATCTTTATTGTGTGGTGTTGTCATCTTCTCTATTCACCCTCCTCAGAAAAAGCGGTCAAGGGTTGCCGACTTGCTGCCCGTGGTGGTCATCTTGATTGGGTGAGCCATTGGTACAGGGAGATTCTGTATGTCCTTGAGATAGGTGCGGTGCATGGAGCACTCCGCCAGAATTTTAGGAACGCACCAGTCCGCCACCATCTGGTTGAGGTCCGCGATCTGCTGTGGAATCTGGGTCGGGAGGTTCTTACCATACTGTAAATACATGGCGCGCATAACAATCATGAGTTCGTCCACCGATTGAGGATCAATCAGAAATTCGCCCTGGGAGCGGTCGTAGACTTCGCGGCGAATCTTATTCTGGACAATCTGGACATTGGCCGGACTGAAGTAGGCCTGGTTCAGCGGGGTGGCGACCCAGTTGCCGCGAATGGCATCGTCGGCTTCGCTGTCCGCGGTCTGACGGCGGTAGTCAAAGGCGGCATTAAATTCGCCGACGCCAGTGCCGGGTGCGGCGGGCTCACGCTGTGTAAAATTTACGCGACCGTTTTGCATAGTGACTTCCTTCTACCCTACGGCGTTAATTTCACCCTGTCCCAGCACCCGCAGCGGCCTAGAGCATCGCTCCTGCCGCAGTCTCCACGTGGGCTAACAGTTGGCCCAGCATGGACTGTGGTGGAATGCGGCTGCGGTCTTCGTAGGGCAGGTCGCGCTTGCGCAGCAGACCGCGAAAGAGGTGGATACCGACGGTAGCCGGGTTGCCAAAGACGTCCGCAACACAGGTGGACGGCACTCCGTACTTGGAGCGGAGACAGGGCTCCGTTTTAAAGATTCCATCCAAGTCCCACCAGTTGACCGGCATGACGAATTCGGGAGGTTCCAGATAGCGCTCCAGATCGAGTTCGCGCAGAGATTCCTGGAAGAGACGCATGTATGTCCAGGCGGAGGTCACTGTTTCCGTACGGGCGGCGGCAGCATCCGTAATCCAGCGGGCCCACTCGGAGTTTGGATCGCGGGCCCCAATACAGGCGTTCGTGGGTTTTGTGGGTTCCCTGGACGCGTAGGCGCCGGCTTGAATGGTACGTTCCGTTACGAAGAAATACGGAGCACGGAGCACACGTGTGGGCATGGGTCGTATTAACACGAGATCCATGTCCATCCAGACCCCGCCTTTCTGGCGCAGCAGTTCGTAGCGGAAAAGGTCGCTGAAGGGCAGTGCTGTGAAAGCATCGGCGCGCTTCGATTTTGGCGCGGGTCCCTTGTACGTGAATTTACGAGCGCGTGGCAGAATAACATCAGCGTCCAGGACTGTTATATGGGGCTGTGCCGCTGCCGGAATCTGAGCACGGAGAGCGACAGGATCGTCGTGAGTATAGAGGTGTACACGCGCCCCGAAGGCCGTCCACGACAACAAACAGACCCGTTCCAGCAGCGATAGCGGGGCATCGGACCAGTAACTCTGGAGGAGATAACGTTGCTTTTGTCTTGGTGCTTTGCGCGTCTTTCGCACTTTGACCATTCCCTTACTGTGGATGGTCAAAATGGGGGGTTCTGTTTGTTCCTGTCTGTCCGCTTAGCGTTATCTAGTCCTGCGAACTGTCATTTAGGCTACCGCTTAGATAGCCCGTTGGCTCGTCATCTAAGCTACCGCTTAGATAGCAAAAGCCAAGCCCGCCATGCCGTTCATGAATTTAACCGTGTTGAGCGTCTCCACAAACACCGTAAAATCATAGGCGTAATTCGAATCCGGGTCCAGGTCCCACGGGCGCACCTCCAACTGAATCTCGCGAAACAAACTGGCATTCACCGAACCCGATGGCTGTTCGTGGTCCGATCCGTTCAGGGCAAACGGAATATGGTACAGCGGTCCCATAACGTCATCCGGTTTCACGGAGCCGGGATGGTGACCCGCCACACCCTGGCCACTCGCATTGTGATACGGCACCTCCAACTCAAAATACGAAGCCGGCTTCTCCTCAAAGGACTCCGTGCCAACAAACATCATGCGGGCCGAGCGCAGCACATCGCGTTGCGCGTAGGGTACAAGGCGACCCGAATTCGGCACTGGTGCGGACGGTGACATCGGCCAGTACGGGGCCTGGGCCGCCGATTTCCAATTCGTACAGTTGATGTAGTCGTTGCGGCTCTCGACCGCATCCGTGCGGCGACCGTAAAACAAAATGCGCTGCATGAGACCGTGAACATCCAGATTCAACTTCGTGCGGGTCACCACGTTCGCATAGCGAAAGGTCTGGACCTGATGGACCAGATGTTGGAGTTCGCGACTCGCAAACATCTCCCGTTCCTTCTCCGTCAGGTAGACATAGTTCGCCTCCAAGTGCGCATTCAGAAAGAAGCCGTCCTGGGTCGGAGAACCTACACTGAAGTCCGTATAAAAGTTGCGCGGAGTATTGTTGGAGTCATTCCAACTCTCATAGTTGTCCTGGAGGGTCAGATTGTCGTAGGCAGTCGGGGTCAGCGGGTCGTAGGAGGTGGGACGGGCAGGGTTCAGAATAAAGCGACGTCCACAGCGCACTGGCTCCCGATAGGTTTCGGGATCCATTACACGATAGATCTCACGCAGAGTGCGCAGCGTAATCTGAATCTCCACATCGTGGAGTTGGAGTGCCACCAGTGGCAGAGCACGACCCCATTCCTCCGTAAACCAGAACGGCAACGGAACACGGATTTCGCGCCCGCGGATACTGGGAGCACACTCGTTAAAGGACGGGTCACTGACCACATGGGGATACTCGCCCTTGGCAAAGGGATAGTTCGGCGACTTGCCATGGACCCCCCATTCCGGTGTGTGGAGTTCCGGTACATCACCAACCATGGAGCGCCACTTGAGATACTGGTCCGCCGTATAGTCAGCCGTTGCCCGTGCCACAATCCACTCCCCTGGAAACTCCTGGACCTTCGTACCGCCCACGATGATAGCAATGTTCTGAATCAGCAGCGGACCAATCATGTGAATCCATCTGAAGGACGGTGTCAGTTCATCGATAGCCTTACTGTAAATATCCGGCAATTGAAAGACGAAGTGGAGGTCCGTAATCAGGTCAGCGTGACGCGGAATACGCGCCCGCACGCGCGTCGGTATATCCAGACCGAGTTCATTCGGACCCTCCAGCGGAATTGAAATGGACTCCTGACTGAAATGTGTGTGGCGCTTAAAGACCTTGTAGAAGTTCGTCATTTCGGGATTCCCGCTAAACATCACATTTTGATTACCATATGCGTTCAGGGTTAGTTCCCCCAAGCCTGGCATTCCTCTACCGTTTGCGGTCTATTCCCGCAGTCGGTAAAGAAACTAACACGTCACTTTACTCGTCATTAACATTCCTTGACTCGTCATTAACATTCCTTGACTCGTCATTAACATTCCTTGTCTCGTCATTAGCATTCCTTGTCTCGTCATTAGCATTCCTTGTCTCGTCATTAGCATTCCTTGACCCTATGCTTTATAATAAGTCACCCACCAGTTGTCGGCGAGGTAGGGTGGCAGATTCTGTGTGGCACTAACCATCTTCGTAGAAGGACCAGCACGGACCATGCGATCAATCTGTTCGTAGTTGAGGGCGTAGCCGGTGTAGACCAGGTTACTAATCATGCCCGTGGCGGCTCCGTTGACCATAAATGGTGATTCCGGGGACGTGCTAGAGTCAGTGAAGTGCTCCGTCTTAAAGACATACAGATCCCCAAAGTTCTGTTTAGGCACCGAGGAGAGTGTCATACGATGAACTACGTTACCGTTGATGTAGACATCCACGCTCATGTTGCGGACCACGATGGCCAGGTGGAAGAATTTGCCGATGGGAATGTTTGGAATCTCGCAGTTGGTGTTCCACGCGGCAGTTTCGTTCATGTAGATCACAAGAGAGTTGTTATTGTTACGGACAAAAACTCCCGGACACATCAGTGGCTTGTAAACCGGTGAGCCCTTGTGAAAAATGTGCTTCAGCGCATCAGTGGTGCCCTGAAAGGTGCTCTTATTCAGAAACAGAAAACAGGCATAGGAAAACTCCAGACCACTAGGGGCATTGACGGAGGGATTGATCGTAATTGCCCCCTGTTGGTTGGGATTCTGGTAGATGATCTGGGGTCCGTCGTAGAGGTAGGGCAACAGAGTCAGTGTAGACTGACTGTATACCTCAAAGGTCTGAATGAGGTTGCTACAGATGACGAGGATGCTGTAGGACACAAAGGCCAGCAGCAGCACCTGTAACAGTTGGGCGACAGCGGAATCGCCGAGCGTAAACTCGTAGACACTATTCAGTGCGTCCATTCTCTACACTAGGTCGCGCGTTTTACAGACGCGAAGTGAGGGAAGCATACTCTGAACTTATTGATTTATCTAACTGAGAAAAAGTCGTCTGAAGTGTTGCCATAGAGGGACCACAAGCAGCATTGTTCTGACCGGACGAGCCCTCCGTGAAACTAACATTGATGTTCAGCCACTTGGCGATGGTCGTAAAGATGTCGGCCGAGGCCTGGGTGGGACCCATCTGGTAGATGCCGTAGATGACATCGGGGGTCAACTGGACCCCCCACATCTGGACGGAGGAGTAGCGACCACCGAAGCCACCGTTTTCACCCAAACGGAGTTTGAGTTGGCGACGGGGCACCTGGATGACGTTGTCCAGCACACAACTGCGACTCAGTTTGCCGTCGATGTAGGTATCCAGAACGCGACCACTACTGACAATGGTTACGTTGACCCAGCGTTGGAGGGGCACATCTTTGACATCGCAGGGGGTCTCCACGGTGTTTTGGAACATGGAGAAGGATGTTTGTCCACTGAGGATGGCCTGGAGACCGGATTCGGTGTTGATGTCGGGTTGAGAACTAGAGGAGGCGGTAGCACCGGGAACAGGTTTACCGTGAACCGTGTTGGCGCTAATAATCAGATTGTTTTGAATGGGGGTCAAGAGACAAACCAGTGGAGAAACCGATTGACTGGCGACGGGTTCGGGACTCAGGGTAAACACGGACTTGTAGTTGGCGGATTTGTAGTTCCAGTCATCAATGTAGATCCAGAAACTCAGTGTGAAGTCACCGCCGGTGTATATGGAGGGAACCTTGCCTTTAACGGGAACTACGAAGCGGGCATCGGCCTCACCGGTCAAAAGTTTGGCATAGGTGGGGTCCGCAGCCGGGTAGAGGTAGGAGTATACGACATACAGAATACCGATTGCGATGGCAACCACCAGGAGTGTTGACAGAACGGACTTGTTCTGTTGGACAAATTCGGAGGCTTGATCCATATTCTCTATGTATGGGTGGGGGAAATGTTAGTTGTATTGTGATTGTGTCGGAGTAATGAGACTCGATTAACCGTAAGCGCAGCTACGCGTAGGGGAAGTCCCAGGTCTGTGCCTTATTGGCAGCAGGTTGACCGCCCGCGCAGTTACCACCAGGGCAGAACAGATTCGGAATAGAAATGTTTTTCAGCGGGTCCAGAAAGCCGCCGATATAGGGGCGCCCCTGAGAATCCGAAGTGTCCACATAATTGTTGTAGACCTCCGTCACCGTCAAGCGCCGGGACCAGACCTGGGCCACTGCCATCTGTCCCATGATGCCGCCACCGACCACCGTAATGGACGCGACCGACTGTGGAATAGGCGGCATATTGTCAAGCAGCACGGATTTCTTCAACTGTCCGTCCACAAACATATCCAGACTGCGTCCCTGGAGGGCCATGGTCACCTGGGTCCATTTCTGCATGGGCACCTCATCCAGAGTGACCGTCTCGGGATTCGCGGCCCCATTACTGTCGGGGGTCTGTTGAATAGTCCAAATCAGTTGCTCCTGGGCGGCATTATAGCCAACCATCATGATACTGGGCCACGTCAGCAGCGGCGTGGCGGCGGCGCGCATATCGGGAACCGCATCCAGCGTCACGTAGAAAGACATCGTGTAACTACCACCCATCTGTTTGGCCACCACGTCACGGCTCACCACAATGGGTGATGGCTTCGGGTCGTAGAGGTCCAGCGGACCGGTCAGCGTCGTCGTAGCGCGTCCCTCACGGAAGCGAAGGGCCACAATTACGATGAGTGCGATTAGCACAACACCGATGACGGAGCCGACAATTGGCAGAAATAATGTCTGATTGCTCGCGGCCTGGGCAAAAGAAGCCTGGGTGCTTGTCCACATACCCTGTATGGTATTCATTCCTCTATCCATTGTTCTCGGTCTTATTTCGTACAACTGGACCCTGCTGTAGTAGTAGGACAGCGCGCCGGCAGAGTTGCGAGGTCAAAGGACGGCGTGCTCTTGCCACACATGGCGGCATAGTCCGTAGATCCTAGCGCCACCGGCCACAGTTCCAGGTTCTTCACGAGACCTGACATGGGGTAAGCACAGTAGCGACCGAACCACTGGTTCGCCGATGTGGGCATAAACGGCACCCCGCGCAGCAGCGTGCTGCTGAACAGACGGCAGTTCAGATAGACATCAAACTGTTGGCCATTACAGGAAATGCCGAGTGTCATCGGCGTATTGAGCGGCACATCCGGAATTGTCACGGATTCCAGCCACACCTGGTCTTGACCTTTCGTATGGACGAACACGTGAATGTCGTTCTTGTATTTATCCATGAAGATGCCTGGGTTCATGATGGAGGGTAGACCCGTGGCGTTATAGTTCGGATCGTTTGAATCGGATGGAATATCGGCGACCGTGATGCCGGCGTGACCGGTGGGACCGGCCGTGGGCGCTGTGATGCCACAAGGATTGGCTCCGCGGTGAACAATGTGACGATACATGCCGATGTCGGGGGTGCGGCTGTCACCGACAACGAACTGAACGGACATCGTGTAGTTGGCCGCGTTTGTGGTGGGAGACTGTGTAACCGGGACGATGAGATTCTCACCGGTTTCGTTACGCCAGAAGGTCTTTCCCGTACGCGCCGCAGCGGAGGGACCGGTGCCGAGCGGATTCATCGGCAAAAAGGGATAAAATTGGTCCACCACGAGCACGATGGTTGCCACGACAATGGCGATGATGAGGGCGTAGATTACAGCTCCGTAGGAGTGTAGGGTCTGCCCCGGATTTTTGACACGTTCACTGAGGGCCGCAAAAAGTCCACCAGTCGAATTCATTCGTCTTCCTTACTTTGGACTTACACATTGATTGTCTGTGATTCGGAGACAGAGACTTTGCCTGGTATGCCAACCACAGGACTTACATGGGCCAGTGGCGCAAACATGATAGCGGACGGCGCACCGGTCGTGTGGGTCTTACAGAGATAGGCCCCGCGCCGAATGATGGCGCCCCTCTGCTTGCGATCCAGGGACGGCGGCAGAATCGCGACCACGTGACACGAGGGTCGTTCGGCGGCATGAAACCAGAGGTCTTTAGGGGAGCCAAGGGCAATAACATCGTGATTTTCCTCTTGTGTTCGGCCAATGTAGAACACAACAGGAACTGGATTTCCTTTAATCGTAACAAGTTCAGTTTTCATTTTCGTCGTCGGTTTTGGTTGCTCATATTCTGTTTGTTTGTGTGGGGGTGTCAAGTTTATGCCAAGCGTTCCTGAACATTATGAAATAATGTGATGTTATATCTGGCTTAAGCCAGACATTCCTGAACATTATGAAATAATGTGATGTTGCGTTGGGCATTTATGCCAAACGCTCCGCCATAGTCTTCTTACGGTGACAGTTTGGACAGAGTGCTACCAAGTTACTTTCGTCATTGGAGCCGCCGTTAAAGAGTGCTAATACATGGTCGACTTCATATGTTTCGTCCAGAGTAGCCTTACAGTGACCGCAGCGCCACTGCTGCGACGCCGCCACCTTCTTCTTCATGAGACCGGTGACGTTGCGCTTTTCTTTGGTGCCACCACCACCAGCCCCATCCTTGATAATCTGCTTGGCAAAATCCATGGTCGTCGTCATAGCCTCGGGAGAGTCCTTGACGAAGTACCAGATGTACACAATCACGGCGATACCGATAGCCATGCGAATGTAAGTCCACCAGGTGTTAATCCAGTCGATCGCCGTTCGTCCGTAGACCTCATACAGAATCCATACCACTATTGCTACTACTAACAGAATCTCGGCTGTCCACGATTTGTCTCCCGTTTGCGGTGTTTGTACTATCTCCATCGCTACTTCTACCTGAATTAGCCGAATTTGAATCACCAACCCCGTGACGCACAGTTTGTTGGTTGTCACCAACAGGATAACGCAGCGTGTACATGGTGGCCTTGATATCGTAAATATCGGCCTCCGTCTCACACTTTCGGTTCATGACGAGTTTGTAATCCACGGTCGGCAACTGGGCCTGACTGCGAATGATTGGGTTATCATTGATACGGAACTGGGAGGCCTCCGGATAACTAACACGTGTATAATGAACCTCGTTCTCGCGCCCGATATATTCGAGATAGCCCTGAAATTCGGCCTGAATGTGCCGACGAAAAGCCATGTCCTCCTCCACGTCGTTGATGCGGCGAATCACGTTCGGCAGCGTCGTATTGATGGAACTCGGAATATGTTTGGCAATGCGCGACTCCGCCTTGTTACGCAGATACTTGGGAACCTCGATGTCTGTTTTCAGAAGTTCCATATACTGACCCTTGTGTTTCCAGATGAGATAGGTGGCATCCTGACGGAGACTAACAGGTAACTGAAGTTCCGAGATAATCAGGGTCGTGAAACCGATCCACTGCTGTTTGATGTCGATGTACTTTTCGAGGGATTCCTGAATCTGGTAGACCTTGATGAGACCGGCACTCAGGGCCACGAAGAAGGAAAGGATCGTAAAAAGAACGACGACCTCGTAGGTGGGAGAGTTGATTTGTGATGCGGAGATGGTACCCGACATAGTTGAAAGCAGAATACCAAGGAGGGCATTGCGGCGTAGCCAGGTGCGACGGTCCTGAATGGCAGTCTCCAGCAGTTCGATATTGTTGGATCCCGTTTCGACCCACTGATTGAGGGTCATAAAATTCCAAATATACCAGTTTGTTCCTAAACTCTGCTGAAGTTGTTTGACGTCACTGTTGGGTTCGGACATGGTCGGTTTTTATTTCTCTTATCGGAGAACAAACATTCCCTAGTTCTGGCTCTTAGCGCGCTTGCGCGTGACGCGTTTGCCTCTGGCCAGGGCTCGTCCGCGACCTCTTGGCTCTGCGGCAATGGCCTCCTCCAGAGTACCGGTGATCTCGGGTATGGGCAACGAGGAAAGAGTGGCACGGCGCCCCTTGGCCGTCTCCGCCTTCTGGTCAAAGCCGATTTCCTTGTAGTAGTCGCGGGTGACCTTTTCATCGCATCCACTAATTTTTTCGCGGAAATAGCACACGAAGGACAGACGTTGGAAGAGTTCCTGACTGCCAATTACACCGGTTTCAGGGTCGCGGGTGCGAATATCAGGCAGCGTCTTGTTGAAGGCGACATCCTCCTTGGTTTCGTAGAGGGGGGCATTACAGTGCCATTCGTGGACGTCCATGGCGATGAAATCGCCCGTGCGGAGATTGAAACCGGCTCCGAAACGGGGAAAGAGGGTTTCACCGCCATGGTAGCGTCCCCACTCGATAACTGACAGATTCCCAAATCCCTCCGCAAAATCGCCGGCATCCTTGTGTAAGGCCGTGCGGAAGTTCATGTTGATGGTGAGTGTGCTGAAGGCGGTGTCCGAAATCTGGTAGAGAGGCTTCTTGGAGACGGCGGCTAACTGAGCGGCGTGGGCCTCGGGCACCAGACGTTTGAATTGACCATCGAGGGCTTCCAGAAAGGGAATACCGTGTAAGTAGTATTTGAGGCCGCTGCGGGTGTAGCCGGTCATGCGACAGGGGTGACCCAGTGATATGTTACTTTCGTAGTTGCCGATGACGCCACTGGCGACGACGTTGTTCACGATCATTTTGGAAACCTTGCCGTCCTGGACGTAGCGGGTCTGCCAGCCCTTGATTTCCACCGGTTTGCGTTTTTTCCAGTAGGTGCTATTGAGGTCAATGGGGCCCGCCGCTGCTCCACGATTGCGACTCGGAATCGCCAGGTGACGAAAGGAGTCCCAACCGACCTGAATGAGTTCTGGTGGAATAACGTTCTTACGTAGTTTAGCGAGCAATTTGCGTCGGGGTGCGCCGGCAGCCACGTCTTCATCCGTCTGGATGGCGTAGACATCCACGTCTTCGTCGAAAATCGTGAAACCCTTCGCGTCGCAGAAGGTGCCCTGATTTTTACTGAAGGCGGCATCGGATTCCTTGGCTTTTAGTTCTACAATTTTGACCATGCGGGGTCTTTTTCTCTCTTCTGATTGGCGATTTTTCGTCCAGAGGCTAAAGGTGGTCGCTGGGAACAAACAGTAAATGCCTAGCCATCGCACGATTGAGTTGCGGTTCCTGCGCAGCGGTGAGAGCGACCGTGGTGCGCATACCGATGATATAATTAAAATCGTCAAACTCGGCGAGAATTCGGTGCGCGTGGTCTATCACGAACATTCTGTGGGCGGTCACACCATCGACACCATGATGTTCAATTACGGTCAGCTCATCGGTTACCTGTATCGCGTCTTCTGGCTCGTCGGGGTGGACGACGACCCCTTCAAATCCGTTCAGCTCTTTATTCCTGGTATGCCCTCCATTCTGATTTCGGTCACCACTCTCCAGAAGAATATCAACCATATTCTTGAAATGCTTCTGAATACCTGTTACTCGTGGCCGCATGTGGGTCGCAATCAGTTCTCTGCTACTACTAACACAACCACGTCCAATACAATGGAATCAGTCGAGTAGAGTTCTTGTCCGTTTTATTTGTTGTTATACGAAGCCCACAGGAGGCCGCCGACGATGCCGATGGCGATCAGTCCACCGACAGCGTGGGTGGCACCGCGGATGTAGGCGTCGTTGACGGTGGCATCGGCGATTTCGGCGGTTGGATTGGAGGGCGGAACAGGGAGACCGCGTCGACTCATCTCACGGTATCGTTCGTGGAATTGAGCCATGGTGACCTCGGGTTTGCCGAGTTTGACGTTAACGCGATTGTGAACCATCCAAACCCATTCGGTCAGTGACTTGCGGTTGTCCAGCCAGGTTTCTACGGGTATCCCCTGGAGGACTTCCGTAAAATGCTCGCGGCAAACGGGACACGGTAGCAGATGGGCCATGGAATTAAAAAACTCCTTTGCCGCGCGCTTCTCAGAATAGGAAGGCGTGTCAGAGTAGGCCATGGAGGTAATATGAAACGTAGCCCAGAATATTGGACCCCATACTTCGGGTGGCAGGTGCATCCGTCTTCTCTCTACTAGAGAGCGGGGAGTCGCGGTGCGCACACCTAAACGCCGATGTCGCCAACCATAGTAAGGGACAAAACGAATGGCATCAGTGTGTAGTAATTGCGGACGCCCCGGTCATTTCTTTCGCGAGTGTCGCGAACCCATCACATCGCTAGGTATTATTGCGTTTAAACGTGTTATCAGTAGTTCAGGAAGTAACACAACCGAGTGGCTGCTCATTCGCCGACGCGTAAGTATCGGCTTCATTGAAATCATGCGCGGTAAATACGAAGTCCGCGACGATGCCGGAATCCAGGCCCTTGTGGATCAGGCCACTGTTGACGAACGTCAGCAACTACAAACGCGCCCCTTTCCGGATCTGTGGCGCGATCTCTGGAATGGAGCTGCGTCACGACGCTATCACCAGGAATACGAACAGGCACGGGCCAAGTTCGAGGTTCTCCGCAACTCGGGACGTCTCGCCATCTTCTGTACCGCCTCCACAACGGCCTGGACGGAGCCCGAATGGGGCTTTCCCAAGGGTCGTCGCAGTTCTGCCGAGACAGAAATCAAGTGCGCTCTGCGCGAAACACGGGAAGAGGCCGGTGTGCCCGCCGAGAAACTAACAGTCCTCGCTACTGAGGCGCCGCTACTGGAGGAATACCGCGGTAGTAACGGTATCTGCTACCGTCATCGCTACTGGCTGGCATCAGCACCGGCGGATCTCGCTGCTATAATGGACCCCACCAATGTCGACCAGCGTCGCGAGGTCAGTGACGTCCGCTGGTGTTCACTCGAGGAGGCCCTGGCGTTGATACGTCCCTACAACGTAGAGAAGCGCGCCGTGCTCCTGACAGCGGCACAACGTGTTAGCTAAGCACAGCAGTTCGCAAACCGCAACGGGCTAAAATCCCCGTCACCCAACAGAGGAAATGGATACAAAGTCACTGGTAAATGAGGTCTGGTCCCGCAACGACCTGGACGATGATGCCCGCATGGACGTGCTGAAGGAACTCGTAAAGCGTGCCGCGGCGGGCGACCCTGATGCCTGGCCCTCGGGTCAGATGGCTGCGCGCGAAGACATGGCGGGACTCTACCCGGATGTCGCCGATCCACAATTTGCCGCCCGTCTGTTTGCTAAAAAGGAGTTCTACGAAGCCCGTGCCGTTGCCACCCAGGTCGCCAACGGTGTGATCGACCCCTGTTCATCCGCAGCCGCCACCGCCCTCTTTGAACTGACACCCGTCCAACGTATCGTCAGTCGCTTCATGAATCCCGCGACCCCCTATCTCGGCATGCTTCTGTATCACGGTGTCGGTGTCGGTAAGACCTGTTCGGCAGTTTCGATTGCGGAGCAGTTTCTGTCCACCTCACCGAAAGCCAAGGTCATCGTGTTAGTTCCCCAGGCCCTCAAGGAGAATTTTAAGCGCACCGTTTTTGACGTGGGCAAGTTGACCTGGGATACGACGGCGGGCGCCTGGACGACCCAACAGTGTACCGGCACCTCTTATTTGGAGCGTCTGAACCTCATGAACACGCCGGACCTGGTCACCGTGGACCACAAAATCAAGGAGGACCGTAACTCGCGTTACGTCATCAAGGGCTACTACGCCTTTGCGAACTGGGTGGAAACCACACTCAAAAACAGTGTGCCCGCGGGACTCACGGACCCAGCGCTCCGTCGCGCGGCAGAGGACGAAGTGCTGCGCCGTCTGTTTTCCGATCAACTGATTATCATTGATGAGGCCCACAATCTCCGTGATGTGGCAGCGGAAGAAGACGGAATCGGTGCGGCGGATGCGGTAGGCAAGGGCGAGGCGGGCGAAAACGACAAGGGCAAGGCCCTGAACCCGTACCTGAAACGCATCGTGCTCAACGCGGAGGGACTCCGTCTGGTCTTCATGTCCGCTACACCGATGTATAACTCCGCCCAGGAGATTCTGTTGCTGCTGAACTACCTCATCATGAACGACACGAAGGCGGAAAAGCACGCGCTGCGCCTAACCGACTTTTTCACGAAGGAAGGGGCACTGGTGGCGGACCCCCAGAAACGCAAAGTGTTGGCTAGCATTGCCCGCCGCTACGTGAGTTACATGCGTGGTGAGAATCCATTTACTTTTCCACTCCGTATGCGTCCCGCAGCGGCTACTGCCCAGCCAGCAGATATGTGGGCAAACATCGCACCCGCCACGAAGAAGCCCATCACGTTTACGCCTGAGGCGACGGCGGCCATGAATGCGCTGCCCATGGTGTTTACGGAGCCGGTGCCCAATTCGCCACCGGAACGCCTGCTGCGCGCGGGCACGAGTCGGGCGACTGTGAGCACGACACGTGCGGACGGTCGGTACGACCTAGGTCCAGAAGAAACGGTCCCCACACAACTAACAGATGCCATGTTGGATCAGCGCATGCAGATGGCTAATATCAGTTATCCGAACGAAATGTATGGCACGGGCGGCTGGGATTTCCATTTTAACTCACAGATTCTCAAAGGTGGCGAACACCGTCTGCGTCAGTTCGCACCCAAGAGCGGCGTTCAGTTGGACGATGTCTTTCATGGCGAGGCGCTGCGGGTCCATGGTCCCAAAATCCATCGCATTGTGGAAAGTGTGACGAAGGCACAGGGTATCTGTTTCGTCTACAGTCGCTACATCAAGGCAGGGGCGCTGCCACTGGCTGTCGCTCTCGAACGTGCCGGATTCCAGCGTCGTCTGGCGGACGGGCGCATTGTGTCGCTGCTGACGGGTGTGGCACCCGTGGCACCCATCTGTGCTCTCTGTGGAGCCACTCAGCACCCTGAGGGCGACCATCCCTTTCGTCCTGCCTGTTATGCTCTGATTACGTCAGAAGAGGACATCACGACCTCAATTGGTGGAACCGTTCAGCAAGCCACAAATATCGGAGCGGATGGTGTCTGGGGTCCACAGGGGTCCTACATCAAGGTCGTCATCGGTTCGCAGGTGGCGGCGGAGGGGCTCGACTTGAAGTGTATTCGCGAGATGCATGTGCTGGATTCCTGGTATCACTTAAATCGTATTGATCAGATTGTGGGGCGTGCTATTCGTTACTGTTCGCACACGGCCCTGCGGGCCGTTGAAAAGGCACGGAGTCTGGAGCCGATGGCCCTCAACAACTGTTTGATTTACTTACATGCTATGCGGGTAGGGGAGGAAGGAGGTCAGGATGGCGGTGGACTTCCAGCGTTTGAGTCGGCAGACATGTACGCCTACCGCATCGCCGTGAACAAGGCTCTCCGCATCGGTGAAGTCCAGCGTCTGCTCAAACAGCACGCCTGGGATTGTAACCTCGAAATCGAGGGAATTATCTTCGCGATGGATACCGACCGCTTTCAACTCGATGCCCAGGGTCGCACACTCGACAAGTATTCCCTGAACGACCAGGACTACACCACCTATTGTGACTACCAGGCCTGTAAGTATCAGTGTGCCGTTTCGGTGGCCCGTACGGAGGCCGAGGGTCTCCAACTCGACACGAGCACCTTTGGTTTTTCCGATGCCCGTCGTGCCATTATGGAAAACCAGGAACGAGTCCGTGCCCTCTTTCGCGACCAGGTCGTCGTCGGCGAGGGTGTCATTCAGGAAATTTTCAGCAATATGCCGTGGGAAATCGCCTCCGAAGCCCTCATGGAACTGTTAGACAGTCGCAAATTCCGGCTGAAGGGTCCCGATGGTATGGACGGCTACCTGCTCAAGAAGGCCGGCTACGTCGTCTTTCAGCCTGCCGCGGTAACCGACACGGAAATCCCGCTCGCCCTCCGTTATGCGCGGGCCTTTCAACTCCGCCGTCAGTTCATGGAACCCCAACTCCAGGTCCTCGGTCGTGCGGAGGCATTACCCCAGGTCAGTCGCAAGGCGGCGACTATTGCTGAGGAGGAAGAAGGCGAAAGTGAAGGTGAGGACGGAAAAGGAAAACGAGCGGAGGAGGAAGAAGAACTGTCAGTCGGAGCAGTTGCCCTCGGTCGCTGGACCGCCTGGCGCAACTTCGTGACCCAAAACGGCGACTGGCCGCTCGAAATGGCCAACGTCCACCGCATCTGGCTCTGGATTCTGGAACACTATGGCTCGCTACCCGATGTTCGTCGTATCGCCCTTCAATGGTGGTTTGACAAGATGACGACCTACGAGGAGCGCCGTGCGCTGACCGAAGCGGCTCTGACCGGTCAGGCGGACCCCGAACTCGAGGGTCTGTTGGGCAGCGACGTCTATCGCACAGCCAAAGACGCTGCCTACCGCATCTATAATCCGGACACGATGGTTGTGGAGACCTTCTGTCGGTCCGCGGCGGGTACCTACGGTCCCTGCGATTCCAAGACGGCAGAGGCGATTGGCAAGGTCATGGACAAGACTCGTCCCCGCACCCAAATATCCGCCCAAACCGCCGGCACCTATCTCGGTTTTCTGATGGGCAAGAAGAAGGCGGTAGTATTCAAGACGCTGAGTATTGCCAATCCAAACTCTGTCGGTGCGGAATGTGGTAACACTTCCAACCTCGGCGAACACCATCCGCGCATTCAGGCCTTCCATATCGCGCTGCGCTCCATTCCAGACATCGCACCCCTCGTTATTCCAGATGATCCAGCAACGCATGAAAAGGCCGGTGCTGACAAACGCAAACTGGATATGCGTCCCGAACACATGCTCGACATCACGCACCAGCCGCTGTGTATTTACATGGAGTTTCTGGCCCGTCTGTTGGAAGAGCGCCATGTGAACGGAGTTCGGTGGTTCATGGGTGCCGTGGAGGCGAAGTTAAACGGTGTGGGAGGCAAGGCCAAAAAGGCCTAACCCGTTGCGGATCGTGACCGACTACAAAAGGTGAACCCCGAGTAAGGGCGATGACACAGGCGAGCATGACAACTACACCCGCATTATTTAAACCAGTATATCTGGATAAGCGCGTATCGCTTACTCCATCAGAACTCCGCGTCGCTGCGGGCAACATGGACGAGTTTCTCGTCGCCAAGATTCGGGACGGATTGGAGGGTCTGTGCTGTGCCCACGGCTATGTCCGTCCCGGCTCCACGACCATTCTGGGTCGCTCCATGGGTCAAGCCGAACACGGCCTCTTCACGGCGGACTTTCTCTATCATTGTAAGGTCAAGGTGTCCTGTTTGATGCCCCATGCCGACCAAGTCGTGGAAGGACGTGTTCTCAAAGTCAACAAATCGGGTGCCTACGTTCTGCTCGTAGAAAACGGGGAACTTCTGGAAGCCATGCGTATTCTGTTACCGCGGGACTTACATATCGGTAACTCCGAATTCGAGGGACTCCAGGTCGGTCAGGGCATTCGTGTGCGCATTCTCCGCAGTCGCTTCCAAACCAACGACGCTTTCATCCAGGCTGTGGGTGAATACGACGGCTTGGCCGCAGCGGCCGAAGGTGGCACCGACACGAGTATTCTCAAACCACCCGTGCCAGATACGGCAGCGCTAACCAGCAAAAAAGCAACCACCGACACTACGGTTGAACTACCCACCTAAAAGGCGCGGCGGCACACAGAGAATGTCCGACCAAATCGCACTTGACTTATTTATTCAGGACTTTGTCAACAGCAACAAACTCGCGAATAAACACTACGATTGGGATGCCCTGTCCACCCGTGCTCTTTTTGAAGGCGGGAGCCCGAAGGTTTTTCAGTTTACGAGCGGAGGACGCGAACACTTCGCCGTGGGCCAGCGCCTCATTCTCCCGGATGCCGACTGGTTCCGCATTGAACTGACCCGCGAAATTCCGGCGGTAGACGAACATCGCTTTGATTGCCTGCGCATGCTCTATCCGCGCACGCACGTGGACATGCGCACGGATGTTACAGAGGGGGTGGTGTTAGTCAAATTGCTGACTAAACACCGTGGTCTGCTCAATCTCGTGTTTGTTGTGCGCAACGAGGGCGGGGTGGAGAATCCTTTTTTGGTATAAGGAGTTACGACTGCGGATGCTGTCAGTAACGACTGCGGAGGCGGTTAAAAACAAACAGGGAAACCCCCGAAAATCGGTAAGATGTCTGTCGCTGCTACGCCGCTGCCCGCCAAAGAATACGAACGCCGCCGCGCCTTTGTCGAAACAATGAAGGGAATGAATCAGGCTGAATACATTGAAATCGCTCGCATTCTGCGCAAACACAATGTACCTATTTCCGAGAATCGCAGTGGTATGTTTTTTGATCTGGCCAAAATTTCTCAGGAAGTTTTTAATGAAATCCTGCGCTTTCATGATTTCGTTCTTCAGAATAATGCCGAGTTGGACAGACGCGAACAGATGCTAAAGCCAGTGGCCACTAAATAGAGTAATGTCAAACAAACTCAATCAAGTCGCCTGGGCTGATCTCAGTGCCGCCATCCAAGCCAATCCACAACGTGGACTGTCGCTGGGAAATGGCATGGCCTTTTCACTGATGGCGATGCCTGACACCCCGACAACCCTGGAGTGGATGTCAGGTGGCTGGACAGAAGATACTACATTCACAATACCGGATGTAGTGTCCTTTGTGCTCTGGATTCGTGACCCTCTCTATCGCGCGGCAGCACCAAGTCTCCGTCGTGCCATGGAGGTGGAAGAGGCCCAGGCTCTGCTTCATGGCTCCGAACAAGCCTGGAGTGACCAACACGGTCGCTCACGAGGCTGGGTGCGCAAACACTTGGAAGAGGACCTTCGTGCTAGAGCCAGTGGTGCGGAGCCCGCTCCCGATGCCTGGGAAGCCGTACGCACACAACGACGCGCGGCTCTCCTGGTAGACTACGTATGTGTGATGCGCGGTGTCCGTGTGGCGCTGTGGTGGCCTGGAACTGTGATGGAATCACAGAGACAACTGCGTGTCGCAGAAACAGTGGCACAGCCATTGAACCTACAGCGTGTCGCTGGAACTGTGATGGAATCACAGAGACAACTGCGTGTCGCAGAAACAGTGGCACAGCCATTGAACCTACAGCGTGTCGCTGGCGCTGCTAGCACAGAGAAAACATCCGTAACCATGATTCCAGGCAATGCCGGTCCGGTTGCGCAACTCAACGCTGTCTCAGGTCATGTTCTGATGAAGGCGGACGGCACCATGACCATGGAGGCCACAGAATGGCCTGCGTTAGTCAGTGAAGCCCAAGCAACCTGGTTCCCCGCTCCCTGTGCGCCCTCTATCGGATCCTCCACCGTAGCCCAAATTCAAGAACGCCTTGCGCTAATCGATCCCTCGGCAGACCGCACCGGCAACCGCGCAACGCTTTGGACGCGCCTGATGTGGGTCACCCTGCTTGCCAGTCTCCGTCCCAGCGAATAAATGATCAACGAACATATGACTCTGTAGAGCATTCCAACGATGCCCTACATATTCATACTCGCCTACACTACTAAAGGTGACACCCGTAAACGCCACCCTACATAGGGAAGTACGATGGACTTACGCAAAACTGACATGGAAAGCCTCAAACGCCTTGGCGAGATCTGGAAGACGACGCCAGGTGCTGAGTTTGAGGCAATGTTAACCGGTATGGAACTCACGGCCTGGCAGGACGTGATTCAATACCTCCGGAGTCTGGGCATGAGGGAGAACCCGCAAATCGTACGTATGAATATCTGTTTGCCCAACGATATTCGTATTACGCTCGAGGGGGCCGGAGTCATCCAGGCCTACTGCCGCGACAATCGCATCGCGGACAAACCCTTCGTGGCCATGCTCAAAGAGAACATACAGGATGCGGAACCAGTGACCCTGGATTCGTATTCTGCTCGCGCGAAACTCAAGCGCGAAATCCCGCTCGCCGCGGACGACGAACGTGTACAGGATGTTATCAGTCGCTGGGACCGCATACCTAAACACTTTCGCAATATTCAGCGCTTCGAATTCACTGCTCCCAAAGGCATTCCACTGCGCTTTGATGTTAGTATCGTGCGCGAAAACGCTGGTCGCCCTGCGCGCACCTTTCAAGAAGCCCGTATTACAACGGCACCACCCCACTACGAGGCCGAGGTGGAACTCACGGCCAGTCGCGAAACGACGGCAGCGGATGCGGCCGTTGTGACCGTCATTCGCGGTCTGAGTTGGCTCCTCCAGGGACGTCAACGTGCCTTTGTGCTCGTGACGAATCAACAGGCCGAACACATTCGCGACGACCTCGGTCGCATCTTTGCCTCCGTGCTGCCTGGGGGTAGCAGCAAAGGTGGACGTAACCGCAACCGTTCGGGACCCACACCCCAATTCCGCTATCCTGGTCCTCAACCGGGCACCCTCGAACGTCGCAATATGGTTGCTCAAGGAGAGCCAGGTGTTCCCAATCTTCGCACCCTGGCCGGCGGTTACAACGTGACAGACAAAGCCGATGGTCTCCGCTGTATGCTGTTTGTTTCCGACATTGGTCGCATCTACCTCGTGGACGGCGGCGGTCGCGTCTACGCTTCGGGCAAACAGGTGGATGACAAACTCGCCGGTCTGGCGCTGGACGGTGAATGGATTCGTCGCGACAAAACGGGAGCGCCGGTCAGTCACTTCTACGCCTTTGACATCATGGCCGGTCCCGGTGGCGACATCGGCGTGGCGGACCTACCCTTCATGGTCGCCGGTGCCACGCTCGGCTCGGTGGAGGCCGGCAAAACCCGTCTGACCGCCATCAAGAACCTGGTCATGGCGCTTAAGGAAGCCAAACAGATGGTTCGTGGTGTGCCAGCCACCCACAACTTACAGATCGGTGTCAAGAACTTCCGCTCGGCGGACGGGGACGATATCTTTCGCAACTGTGCGGCCGTGGTCATGGAAGAAGCGGCTATGAAGCCTTATAACACCGACGGTCTGATTTTCACGCCGAATGCGGCGGCGCTACCGTTGGGCAAGGGCACCTGGGGTGAACAGCTCAAATGGAAACCGGCCCACGAAAACACGATTGACTTCCTTGTTATCATTGAGCGTGAACGGGACCCCAAGACCAAGAAACCCTTTGGCGCGGACACGATTGGTACCAAATATCGTGAAGACGCTGGTCAAACCGTCCGTTACAAGACGCTGCGCCTCTTCGTGGGCGGCACCAAGGACATTGCCTTCGCCGACCCACGTCGCACCGTGCTTACCGGCGAATCCCTACCTCGCTCACTGGAAGAGGGTGAATGGCGTGAAGTGGAATTCCGTCCCACCGAGCCACGTGACCCCATGGCCTCTGTCTGTTACGTGGCGATCGGTGAAGGTTCCACGGATCCTGCCCGAGCCACGAGTTCGGCGACGGCTCTAGACACCGACAGCGACTTGATTCGCTGTACACGCACGGGTGATGTCATTCAGAGTGACATGATTGTGGAGATGGCGTATCATCCAGAACGTGCTCCTGGATGGCGTTGGGAACCCCTCCGTGTTCGTCACGACAAGACCGAACGCTGGCTGGCCCAACAGGTCAGTGGCGGTCGCAAAGGCGGTACCATGAACGCTGACTGGGTGGCCAACTCCATTTGGTCGACTCTTCACAATCCGATTACGGAAGAGGCCATTCGCACCGGTAACATCGTTCAGTGTCTGGCTCCCACAACAGTGTCGGCGTCCACCATGGTCCGCCGCGCTCCCGCCCGCGATCTCATGAAGGTTCAATGTATGTTGAATTTCCATAATGACGTGATCAAGCGCAACATGCTTCTGCGTCCTGTGTTAGCCCCAGGTGCCTCGGTTTGTGACCTGGGTATGGGTCGCGCTGACGATATGGGTCGTTGGCTGGCGGCCCAGGTCGGTTACGTCTTCGGCTGCGACGCGGATGCCAAGAACGTCAACGATCCGGAAGACGGTGCCTATCGCCGCCTGCTCAACAAGATGGTGTCCCTCGGCGGGCGCGATAAGATTCCACCGATGACCTTTGCCCAAGCCGACATGGCCCAACGCATTGTGACAGGGGAAGCCGGCATGACCGACGAGGACAAACAGTTGCTGATTCAGACTTTCGGTAGCAACAGCAATGTAATGGAAGCAGAAGAGGGTGAAGTCAGCCGTCGCGCCTTCGACGTGGTGAGCGCTATGTTTAGCCTCCAATACATGTTCCGCGATGAAAACACTCTGGCGGGCTTCCTCACGAACGTGGCGGACCTGCTCAAGGTCGGTGGCTACTTTGTGGGCTGTGCGCCCGACGGTGACGCCATCGCTCGCCTGTTTGCCGGTAACGATAACCGCGTAGTCGCCGGTAATGATGGGGCGGCCTATGTATGGATGATGACGAGTCGCTTCAGCGGTGCCGTGGGTAACGTGGTGCCACCCTCCAATGCCGGTCTCGGTATGGCGGTGGATGTGGATTTCATTGGTCTCGGTGAAACCTACACCCAATACCTGGTCTCCTGGCCCTATCTCCAGGCTCGTCTGGCTGAATGCGGTCTGGAACTTCTGACCAAAGAGGAGCTGGCCGCAGTGGGTCTGCCCGCGTCGTCACAGATGTTTGGTGAAACGTGGGCCGCTGCCGAAGCCGCAGGGGAAGCCTACACCATGTCTGATGCCGTCCGCCGACTCTCGTTTATGAATCGTTGGTGGGTCTTCAAACGTCGCAGTGACCGTCGTCCTGCGCCCCCCACGAGCACGCCACTGCCCCCTGGCACCCTGACGGAAGTCAAAGGTCCAGACACGACAACGGTCAAAGATGCCCAACGCCGTGTGCTGAGCACCATTCGTGAAACGGAGGCGGAGGCGGCTACAACCGAACCTAAGCCCGAATTGGTAATTAATGAAGCCAACCAGGAGGAAGAAGCAGATATAAACGAAAAGATTGTGTTGCCGGCACCGGTCTTTGTCATCAATCCGGTCCGCACGGACGACGACCAGCGTCTGGGTCCCGAATTCGCCGACTGGCAGCGCTACATGGGTCTCGGTACCATTACGGAACTGACCGATATGAACGATCCGTCGGTCAAGTATCCCAGTATTGAGGCGGCTCTCGCCTCGGCCAAATACCAGTTTGCCACGAATCTGCCCAAAGAGGTTGGTCCAACTCTCTTCCGCATCGAGGGGGCAACGCATCAGGAATTTGAAGCTGAACGCGCTCGTTTGCGCGCGGCCGGTGCCACGACCGAAGCCTTACAGAAAACCGTAAACGATCAGGTCAACAAGACCCGAATTCTGTCGGGTAAGAATTACATTCAGGGCAAGCGCAAGGGCACCTTTGATGCCGGCGCCTGGGATGCCAAGAAGGCCCAGGTCTATCAGGAATATCTGACCCAACGTTACACCAAGGATGTGCGCTTCCGCGACATGGTGAACGCCATAGCCGTTCTGGGCGGTGACATCCAGTATGCCAATGGCACAGAATACAACGAAATGGGTGTTGGTATTCGCGAAGAAGGCGGGCGTGAAATCAACGTGGGCGGCGACAACAAGATTGGTAAGTGGATCATGAGCTTGTCTTCGTAAGCGCAGCGGACGTGAGCGCAGCGGTTGGGTGCGTGTCGCACCACCTAAACACCAGCACACCTCAACAAATAAAAATGGTTAAAATTATAACGGAACTTACAGAAATACCTCAAGAAGGATCAGTAGTAATCGATTTTTTTGCTACATGGTGCGGCCCTTGTATCCGTATCGCGTCGGTGTATAAAGAGTTAGCCGAAAAATATTCAAAGGTCGCATTCTTAAAAGTGGATGTGGACGAGTCCGAACATATAGCATCCAAGTTTAACATTGAATCTTTGCCCACTTTTGTCTTGTTGAAAAATGGTGTCGAAGTGACTCGTATTGAAGGTGCTAATCCCAACGCGTTGATAAAACAATTAGAGGGATTTTAGCAGTGCCTAAACCCGCCACAAAACAAACAGAGTAATGTTAGAACAAATCAAACAACGAATTCGCATTTTTTGTTTGACTTGCGGTAAGGCCCTTGTCGCTCTGGTGTGGCTTCTCTGTTTGACCGCGATGATGTTTTACACGTATACCATTTATCATGATTCGGGAACACTGACCTTTGCCATTTTGTATCTGACGATGTCGGTAATCGGTGTCGCCTGTTTTGGCTACCTCGTGTACGAATGGTATCGTCGTGGGCGCGCTAAGCGAAGCAATTCAGGTCTGGATACCTCTGACCTCTTACCTGTCTAGAATGTGTGGGGTAACGATGACGGACGTAAATCGCGCGTTCGTTGCGGCAACTGGAAAGCCGAAAGCCCTGACTCTCATACCAGCGAATGACACGTAGATCGTTCACGGGTGTGAGATGAAGTGTAGGACTAACAGCCAATACTGCCTGGAGAAGTTGCGTTCCAATACCGCTACCTCTACAGACTTCGTCAACAAAAATGTATTCCAAACAGGTGCCACGGACGACGGCGGCGGCCAGGAGGGCGCCCCCCTCATGCCAGATGCCGAGGCTCGCCTCGGGTCGTCGCTCGCGCCAGGCCGGCACGAGAAACTTGTCCTCATTGAGGTCAAATGCGGTGTTAAAAAGTTGCTTGACGGCGGCATAGTCCGTCTGGGTCAGCGGGTCGCAGCGCATTTTTCTAACAGAGAAGTAGAAAATAAAACCATGTCCCCCGTAATTATCATCGGTCTGGCTATCCTGATCGTTCTGTTAGTTATTCTTTATAACCAAAGTCAAAGTACTGGTGGCTCTACCCTGATTGTAAAAGAGCGCGGTGATTGGTGGGGTCCTTGGTGGGGACCTTGGCCACATAGTGGCGGTCACGGCGCTCATTGGCCTCTAGGACCCGGCGGTCAACGCCGCATGTTCGGACCTGGTGGCACGGAGCAGCCTCGCGCCGACCCAATGTATGGTCCAGGTGGAACCGAACAGCCTCGTGCCGACCCCCAGTTTGGTCCAGGTGGAACCGAACAGCCTCGTGCCGACCCCCAGTTTGGTCCAGGTGGAATGGAACAGCCTCGCGCCGACCCAATGTACGGTCCCGGTGGTAAACGTCACCTGTTTGGATCTGGTGGTCCGGTTGCCTTTTAGTCAAAAAAGGTGACACGGGTAAGTAACCCGTGGTGACAGTGCCAAGACAAATGCCGCAAACAATTACCGATGGTGCCCTTGCCTGGCAAAGACTGGCTACTGTGAACAAACATACCCGCGATGAGCGTATCCAATTCGAAGAAGAATCGCATACGTATACCATTGACGGAACACGCAAAGGCTGGACAAGCTGTACCGGCTTCTTACATAATTTCTTCGGTCACTTTGACCCCGATGCCGTCATCGCCAAGATGATGGCCTCGCCAAACTGGGCCACATCCAAATACTACGGTATGACGACAGAGGCCATCAAGAAACAGTGGGCCGACAAAGGAACAGCCTCCTCCGTGGCCGGCACACGCATGCACTTGGATATCGAACATTTTTACAATACGAACGCGGCGTCCGTGGAAGAGGCGCTGACCACCATGACTGCGGTCGATGCCTGGACCCCCGCGGCCGGTGCCGAGTGGAACTATTTCATGGATTACCAGCGCAGCTATGCCGAGAAGGCGGGCTTCAAGCCCTTCCGTACGGAGTGGCTCGTCTTCGACGAAGAGCACAAGGTCGCCGGTTCCATCGATATGGTCTACCTGAAACCCGATGGCACCCTGGCCATCTATGATTGGAAGCGCGTGGAGGAACTCAAGATCGAAAACAAGTTTCAGAGCGGCCTCGGCCCCGTGGCGCATTTACCTGACACGAATTATTGGCACTATTCGCTTCAGCTAAATGTGTATCGCTACATACTGGAAAAACATTATGGGTATCGCGTATCTGAACTCGCCCTCGTGATCTTACATCCGATCAATCAAAGTTGGCGCGTGGCCAAACTCAATCTGTTGGACGACGAAGTCGCCGGCATGATGGGTGCGCGTGCGACTGCGCTCCAAGTGCCAGGTAACGACGGTAGCAAACCGATAGTCATCCTTGAAAAGGATGAACGTGCTTAGAGGGTCGGTGCCGTCTGTGGAGGCGGCAGTTGCCCTTCAGAACTATCGAGTGACGCAGCCGGTGATGGTGGTGGTAACTGCGTTTCTTCCTTTTTGGCGGTTGGTGTCAGCAGTTCTGTTACTACATCTAGGATGGAAGGGGAAGGAGAATTGGTACTTGTTGGTGGCGTTGCGGTTTCCAAAGAGGGCATTGATGGAGATTCGGTATCAACAACCACACCCCGTACCACTGCTTCGTCCATCGGTGACGCGGCGTCCACGGCTCGGGCCAAATCCAGAGGCAGTGTCGTCGATGGAAACAGATAGGTCTTCTTTATGGTGACTAACAGTTCCTCGGGTCCCCAGAATATCATGTAGAAGGGGGTTTTGGCTTGCGATCCTGTCACCTGAGGGGCAATCCAGCGGTCCACCACAATTTCACTGGTCGTATTGTCCTGGTGAACAAACAGAATATTACTCAGCGTCAGTGTGGCAATAACATAGAAGTCCTGTGTGCTCCATTGAAAGGGTCTGTTCGGATCGCCAGGGAGACCCATTTTGGCCCGTTTGTTTTGAATGGCACGGGTCCAGAAGTCCATAGCACGGTCCGTGGCACTGGCAAATACGATACGGCGGAACTCATCGACGGGTAACGGCGGGATCTCCGTTGGGATCTGAAAACCGGCTTTGAGCCAGGCAGGGGGGAGACCGGCACCGACCATGTTTGTTGCCTCCGTTGGCGGCTCTTCAGGAGCCTCTTCGAGCCCTGCGAATCGCAGGAGTTCCTCAGGAAAAGTCATGGCCACTCCACCCGTAAACCCCAGACGCTGGAGAATGGAGGCACCGGATTCCTTTGGTTTGGTCGCCATAAAGAGTTCATTGCCAATACGAATTACACCGCGAGGTGTGCGTATCGTTTCGACTGTGCCACCCAGGATTTCGCGGTTCTTGTCGGCATAACGCAAGAGTTCATCACTCAGACGGGCCACGAAGATGCGTACGGGATCCGTTGTCTCCGCCGCCACAGGGGCGTGAATCAGACAGCGTCCCCCACTCCAACGACACGACCCGCCGCAGGCGCCCTCATCCAGCGACAAACAATCCTCACGCAGCAGCGACAGAGCGCGACGTTCCTCGGTGACTTCGGTCGCCACCATACCACGGATCACCGGCTCCAGCAGAATATCCATGCGTTTGCGGCGTTCGTAGAGGGGCAGTGGCGTGCGCACGATACGCTCAATGTTAGATCGCAGAGCAGCACCGGCGGCATCACGAATCAGCCAGCGGCTCAGAGCCAGACGCACATACTGATAGGCTTCGGCCAACTGTTCGTCAACCGAGGCGGTCGTTTCGCGGAGAGCGACCGAACCCAGGGTCGGTGCATCAGGAGCACGCAGCAGTGCGGCATCACGTTCCCAGGGAAATTCATCCACGATTTGCGAGCCATCGGGCAGTGGCGGCACCGTCGTGGTGCGTGGGGTATGGGGCACCGGAATCATCGTGCCCGCCGCCACCTGAAAACCAACATAGTCCCCGTTATTCGTCAGATAGCGACGGGGCTCCATGGCGGCGTAGTCGGTCGCGAGATCGCGGTAAAACTGGATGTAGGCCGTCAGGGGTGCGGACGGAATGGCTTCCACCTCAAAGATACGGGGCAGATAGTCCGCGAGGATGCCGTCATCGAGCGCGGGGACAAACAGTTGGGTACCTGGACTCACCGTCGGTTCAGCGATGACACCGGCGAGGCGGTTACTACGGTCGCGAACGAGGCGGATCACCTTGAGGCGCTTGATGTCACGGAGCAGGCTGTAGAGACGGGGCAGACCGGTTGTGTCGCGGTTCGGTGTCCAGACGTGGGGTGGAGCCGCAGGACGTCCACAACCCTCTGAGGAAGAACGCCAGGTGCGGAGCCAGTTGTTCAGGGCCTCACGATACGGTTGGGGGACTTCGTTCGGGTCCGCCACGCGGTCACTGAAGTAGCGCACGGCGTCTTTGGTGCCGTTGTAGAGCACGATGGGTTCCCAACTTTCGTCACGGCGGTCGTGCCACAGAAAGGAAACTGGCACTGAGCCAAATGCCGAAGCCATCGGAATACCAAAGGATGGACAGGCGACCTGAATGCGCCCATCACGGAACTCCAGAATAACAAACAGTAATCCACCCTGTCCCCGCTGCTGGACGGTGATGAGTCCAGGACTCGCCAGAATGTGTTCAAAGTGACGCATCTGTTTGGGAGTGTCGTTGTCGTCGATGTAATCGATGTAGGCCTGATAGGCGCGGAGAAGACGGACCACGTGAGCGCGGTTCGTCGTCAGATCGTAGTCGTTGTCGTTGGCAAAGGCGGTCAGAGCACCGGCGACGTCGGCATCCGTCAGGCGACTGCGGGCGGCGAATTCGTGGACGAGGGTGCCGTAGTTCGCGGACTCGAAGGCGCGAGGGCTGAGCTCCCGTTTGAAGGCAGCACGGGTCTCCTCGGCGGTGTTAAATCCCAGCAGGGGCGCGAGGCCGGCAAACAGATTCAGACCAGGTGCGCGAATGCGATTGTCCACACCGACGCGCACGAAGACCACCGCGCCCTTGTTAAACGTAGGGCGGATACCACGGGTCTCCATGGAGGCGGGGCCGTCCTGACCAAAGAAGGCATCCAGAATTGGTGGCAGCAGACCAATTTTGCCGGCCTCGAGGGCTTTGTCGTTACCCAGGATGTACTGGGTGTGCATGCTGCCGAGGCGCTGACGGTAATCGATTGTAGTCGTGTCAGCCGTCGTGATCGTTGCCTGCTGCATAGGCTTAAAACCCGTCTTTTCAGCATCGGGTTCGCCGGCATCTACATCGCCCTCCTCCAGAGCGATTTCCTTACCGAACTCCAGCGTGCCCGCTATCGCCGCGGCGATATATTTCTCGAGCATACGCGGCGATGTGTCACAGCAGGGCAGCAGCCAGCCATTCGGGTGACGGGTGCTCGTGATGGTGCCGATAAACTGGTGGAGTTTGCCCGTGGATTCCTTGGGACTGCGTACCACGACGGATTCACCCGCCTGTGGCGCACCAAGTTTGCGAATAGGGGTACCACCACAGAAGGGACAGGTGTTGGGCTCCTTGACGAATCCCCCACGTCCCTTGACTCCGCCCTCGCGGAATTCATCAGGAACTAACGGAAGATTGTCGCGGACACACCAATACAGCGAACACATCAGATACAGAAACTCCCCAGGACGCGTCTTGTTCTCGTAGCCGTAGACGGTCCACTGATTCTTGGATGGGTCTTCCACGTCGTGGAGATAATCCTCTTCCGTGAAGGCAGCCAGATACTTGCGAATCTGTTCGTCCTTGTAGCGCTGGAAGCGTTTGGCTTTTTCGGCGTCGTCCAACTTCTTGTCTTTGGCCAACTCGGCATGGCGTTTGGCGAAGGTGGCCTGGAGGTCCTTTTCGCGTTCCAGGTTGCGTGGCAGGTCCTCAGGGCGTCGTGGTGGGAGGTCCACAAAGCGCACGGTGTCCCCGTAGCAGCGACGAATACGACTGTATTCGGCGAGCGTCATCATATTCGGCTGACGGCCATCGTGACGCTGACAGGATTTACTGTAAGTCTTTGCGCGACCGGTGGCGGCGGCGGATTTGAGGGCGGCTTGGCCACTGAGTTTCCAGGATCCAAAGAGTTTCTCGTCCTCCTTTTTGAGTTTGGACATGTACCACTCTTCATCAATCTTGACCGCTGGATCACCAGGTTTCCAAACCGATCCACCGCATTCCTGATCGCCGTCGCCCTCCTCTTCAGCGAGGCGGTCGATATCAGGGAGGACAGCTTCTTTTGATTGTTGGCCTAGTTGGTCTTGTTGCTCAGCCATAACATTAGAGGTCGAAATGGATGTCACCGCCTCTGACTCCATGAGTTCGCCTATACCACCGAGACCGAGTTCCGCATAATAAGCCGCCATCTCGTCAAATTCCGGATTCAATTCCTCATCCGTCGGGGCACCATCGGCGACTGCTGCGTTCTCGAGTGTGGCATCGGCGAGTTCCACTACGTTCGTCGCCGCTTCCACACGGGGTTTGGGTGGCACGAGACCGAGATCACCGGGCCCCGCACCGAGCATGACCCCCACCACGCTCACAATACGCTGGAGTTCCACGAGTGAAGTCACGTCCATGATCTCCATGGTGTACTCAGGGTGCGAACTCGTCAGACTCACGAGGGCTCCCACACCGTGTCGGGGCACGGCCAGCGCACCCGCCACCGGTCCATTGGCCGGCGCAACCGCCTGACCGCGGCGTTCCAGAAATTGCTCGATGACAGCCGCGGCCGCATCCGTCGTGATACCGAAATGCTGACTGAGTTCCTGTATGTAGGTACGGAAGGCATCCGTGCCCTCGTCAATGGCTTTGCCCGTTCGAATGAGGTCGCGGAGGTAGGCAAACTGGGCCGATTCGCTCTCGTAGTTGGACACCGCACGCCAGTGGAAGGTCGCCAGCGAAGCCGAAGCCGTCGCCGGCAGCGGCGTAAAGAACGGCGTCAGGGCTTTGAGACGGCGTTGGATGTGCTGGGTGTCCAGAACACGTGCGGCACGGGGATTGGGGTGAATCCACTTGTAAGTGGCATGTAAGTCCACGAGCAGAGGCTGCTGACCCTCGTAGCCTAACATCGGCATCACGGTAGCCAGTTTCTCTTCGGCTTCGCGGGCGACGAGGGCATAGAAGGTCTGGTCACGCTGGGCGACTTCCAGAGTCAGGTCGCTGCTACCGTCCTTGAAGACTAACAGAGTGAAGGCCACGCCTGGGTCCGTGTGCGTGGAGTTCAGTGGAATCTTACCCAGAATCACGGAGGAGTCGGTGATCGGTGCCGGTTGATTGAGATAGGCCGCAAAGACCTTGGCATCGTCGAGCAGAGGGCTACCATCCGGTTTCAGGGCGAGCTTGATAAGAGGCGATGATTGGACTCCCATTGGAAAGTAGCGGAGAAAAGGGAGGTCCGCCGATGTCTCGAGACTGTAGAAGACACGTTCCAGGGATTCGGGTTCACCTGGTGGTGGGGGCAGACGCCAGCGCATACGAACCATGGAGGTCATGGAGACGCGGTCACCACCTAGGCGGCGTTCCAAGGCCCGCTGAATAACCTCCGTGCGGTCCGCGCGGTCGCGCATGTAAGAGATGGCGGCATCATAGTTGTTCTGTAAGTCCGCTGAAGGTGCCTGGGATTTGGCATCCAGAACCTGGCCTGGTTCTGTGAGCCATGGAAAGTATAGTTGATAGAATCCGTGATAGAGAGCGGGAGTGAGTTCGGCGTCTTCGGCTGGTGCTAGCATAGCCAATGGAATCGCGGTTACGCTGGGTAGGATTCCCTGTTCCAGCACCTCGAGTGACAGAGCATCTTCCAGAATCAGACCACCGGTCATTACGGGACCCACAGGGCGACGGTTGCCAGCTTCATCGACGAGGGCGGGATTTGGGATTCGACTGTTTGGATTCACGGGGTCCGGTAACGTCACCGTTTTCAGGATGGGCCAGTGAAATTCCAGGGGACGCACCGTGCCGTCACCGCGGCGCACTCCCACAAACACGCGTTCTGGTGCCCACCGGGGGTCACCGCCCCGCTCAATCCAAATCGCACGTTTCAGATCCGTCACACTCGTGAAGGGGAATACATCACGAATCTGTTTATCTTCTTGCTCACCTTCTAGAGCAACCCGGAAATCGGTCCAGGGTCCTTGAAGGTCAGTGGCAAGCGGAACTGTGGTCACGCTCATTATCCTCTATCTGAGTGTGGCGGTTTGTTGTCTTTGGATTTCACCTCAGGGTTCATCACTTGTCGGCATCCGGATCCTTGGCCTTATCGTAGGTCGGCTGGTCCGTGATGTGGATACCGCAGTATTCCACGGGATGGGCTGAAAAGTCCGTGAATTCGTAAATCTGAATCTCCTCGGCACGTTTCAGGAGCCAGCCGAAGTTGTTCCAAAAGAGTTGGGTGTGACCGATTTCGTGGGTGCCGATGTGGCTCAGTTCATGAAGGGCCACGAAGGTAATAATGTTTTCATTGACGAGTTCCTCGCGTTCATTACGCTGACGGAGACACATGTAGACCTTCTCGCCCTTATTCACGGAATAGGAGGTGTAGGAGGCATCGGGGGCGGATTCCGAAAAGCGTGACGGATCGGCATCGAAGTTGCGGATCATCTGTTGGACGAACGGTTTGTCGGGATGGGTCTGTTTGAGGTCGCGCATCAGACGGATGAGTTTGGCGCGTGTGCGAGCGAGACGGTCAGCGGCTTCCTGTTTGTCTGGCAGGTTACGGACGAGGTAGCCATTACCGTCCACGGTGGACTTTTGGTGAACCATGTCGTGACTGTACTGTTTGTAAGCCATGGCGCCGAGACCAGCTCCGAGCACACCCAGAATGAGCGAATACGGACTCATAGATGACATTGATGGTTCCCTACATGGTTGTGGTCAAAAATATTTGTTTGGGACTAAGATTCCTAATCACTCTACCAATGGGAGCAAAGTTGACTAACAGAGTTCTCTACGCAAAATGCGAGTATCAGAATGCCTACCCCGCTTACACTTTCCCATCCAGAAATAGCAGCAGAATGGCACCCAACCAAAAACGGAGATTTTACCCCTGATAAAACAAGTGCGGGTTCGTCAAAAAGTGTTTGGTGGTTATGTAAGAACTCTTGTCCGCATGGTTGTTTACATGAATGGACAAATTCTATTTCGAACCGTTGTAGAGTAGGATGGGGTGGTTGCCCTTTCTGTTCTAAACTAAAAAAGAAAGTGTGTATTCATTCATCCATCGTTACAACCCATCCAGAAGTGGCAGCACAGTGGCACCCCACCAAAAATGGCGACCGAAAACCAGAACAATATTCCTTTGGTTCAGAACAAAAGGCCTGGTGGCTCTGTCCAAACTCGTGTGAATTTGGCTGTCAACATGAATGGGAAGCCGATATTTCAAAACGTATTTTGCGAGGTATTAATGCGGGTTGTCCTTTCTGTGCCTCAAATCACAAACAAACCTGTATCCATAATTCCATTATGACTACACACCCTCATTTAGCAAGACAGTGGCATCCCACTAAAAATGGTGATTTGAAACCAGAAACTCTGACACCTGGTAGCAGTTCAAAAGTATGGTGGCTTTGCGAAAATACATGTAGTCATGGTTGTAAACATGAGTGGGCTGCGCGTATTTCAGATAGAACATCAAAAGATGGAGGCTGTCCCTATTGTTGCGCATTCCGTCAAAATATTTGTGAGCATCAGTCAATTGTATATACCCATCCAGAAATTATTTCAGAATGGCATCCAACGCGCAATGGTTCTATTGACCCTAAAACGATAGCAAGGGGTTCAGAACTCAAAATTTGGTGGAAATGTTTAGTAAATTCAAAACATGAGTGGCGCACTGCGGTAAATAATCGAACATGTAACAGAACAGGATGCCCTCACTGTATGAATAAAACAGAAGAGAAAATTTATAAATACCTTCTAACAAAATACGATACCGTGCTTCGCCAATTTACGTTACCAGACTGTAAGCGAATTAACGCTTTACCATTTGATATTTGTATTCCAGAAATAAAAGTAATTGTTGAAATTGATGGTGACCAGCATTTCAAAGAAGTACACAACTGGCTACCCTACAAACAAACAATCCAGCGCGATATTTTCAAAATGCGAAAGGCGGAAGAGGAAGGATATAAAATAGTCAGAATATATCAAATTGATGCTTTTAAAGCAGGGGAAGATTGGTTGAATCAAGAACTGTTACCAGAAATTGAGTCAGCCAGTAGAGAGCCGGTATTTATAACATCTATACCAGGTTTGTATCATGAACATGTAGGACTTTATTCAAGTGGTTTGCCGATTGTGTTGGTTTAGGCAAATGATGTTAATATTTTTTATTTATAATTCCGAAAAAGTTATGACGTGTTTATATCATTAACAGTCTAGACTACGTCTCGCTAGGTCTGGTTCTATGGTAGAATTCATCCAGGGCGATATGGCCGTCTGGGGATTTGGTGGTTCCGCACGTAATTGTAAGTTAGAATTGCGCAGACTTTGACCAATTGTGTTCACACCAATCAGAGCACCGGCGGACAGAAAGTTCTTGCCTTGGATGTCACCAGCGCCAGTTGGGTTGACTTGGGCCCATTGACTGTTGGAGTCATTTGGCAGAAGTTGTGTTGGGTCAATCTGTTCACGTGGGTAGCAGCCTTGTGGTTTTTGGGCACCGGCCATTGGGACTGGACCCATGGCATCGGTACTGGCGTAGTCAGCAAAGCCTTCGGTCTTACCGGTTGGCAGAGCGGCGGGGGCTTTCTTTGGCACAATGGCGTTTTCGGCGTTCTTGGTTCCGCCCATGGTTGGGTTGATACCTTTGAGTTTGGTACCGGCAACAGCAGCCTTTTTGTCATGTGCTGCAAATCCTTCATAACGTTTTACGTAAGGCCACAGGAAGTAGGCCACGACGGCGATAGCCAGAGCACCAATGATGAAATTAGTGGTGTTCATCTTTCTGATGAGAAGGTTGAAAATTCTCTGGTCTCATCGCGCCAGTTTAATCCAATTCCACTTCGCTCAACGAAGAATCGGAGGAGGAATCCTCCGTGCTGAGGTCGTATTCGCTAAAATGGGATTCGCCATCATCCAGGTCCCCGTATTGGCGAAAAAACCGGGATTCCTCCTTGCGGGCGATGTGTTCAGCCAGTTGGGCCTTGAGGCGGGATTCGCGGACTCTTTCCTTGGCCAGAAACTTACGGGCCTCCCACTCGCGGCCACGGAATCGGGTGGGTTCTGCCGGAGGAGCATCCTCAATATCATCAATCTGGACCTCACGGGTTTCGTCGGCACGGATGGAGCCATCGTCGGAGCCATCCACGGTGTCACCATCACCAAACAGCGAAATCGTATCCACCATCTCATCCTGTTTGGACGATACGATGCTCCAGACAGGGGAAATAGAAACCGACGTCATCATTAGTCCCTCCAACTTCCAGGTGGCCGTGCCGGTGCTACCCTCTTCGCCGGGCACTTCGGGACACTTACAGAAAAAGGAATCCGTGCCTTGGAGGGTCTTGCCACTCCAGGGGCCAAACATGGGCTCCAGAATGTCGCGCCGGGGTGGGCGGGAAAACCAGTTACCATGACTCAGAAGTTCGCCGAGGAGAGTGTTTCGGTTACCATCGGCCCAGGCAGCCCATTCTGGATTAAGGATCCATTGGCCGTCGGCGCCCCATTTGACTTCGGGGGATATCGCTACGGTCGAACAGGTCATGTAGTAGCCGGCAGTGTTGCGCTTGGGGGGTGAGAGTTGGGACATTGGGATTCTCTTATCGTAGTCTGCGCTTAGACGCAGCGGCGAAAACCGCACCGTTGGATAATGGAAGAGGATAAGGAAACTCGCGCCCGCACAGCGCTTCAGCATCTCGGACTTGAAATTGCGGACCGTTGGGCCTCGGGTTTCGAGAAGCGTCCCACCCAGCAACTCGTGCTCCAAAAAATTGTGGACCCTGTCGTTCGTCACGTGCTCAACACGATATTCCCGTGGATGGTGGGTGTGGCGGTACTTTTTTTGGTACTGTTAGTCTGTACGGTGGTCACGACGGTCATTGTGTTACGGTCACCGGGTGTGGTCAACACGGTGATGACGGCGGCTGCTGCTGCGGCTGTTCTTTCATAACAGCCTTGCAGTAACGACAGCGGCAGCCGTACTGTCGTAGGCATCGCCGTAACGACTGCCGTTGCCGTTATTGTCATAACGTCTGCGGCTGTTCTTTCATAACAGCCTTGCAGTAACGACAGCCTTGCGGTCACTGCGTCGGCGATCCCCGAGAACTAACAGATCCAGAATAGAGAATAATGGCCGCCCCCACCGACAATCGCACACGTCTTATTCAGGCTATCCGGGGCTGGGTTCACATGGACAATCTCGCCGAATCCTTCCAGACCCAGGCCATGAATGCCCGCGAACTTCGTGGTAAACACGAGACCGATGCCATCGGACTCATGAAAGAAATGGGGCTTGCTGCTTCGACCATTCAGGTCTCGGGGGCCTCGCTACAACTGACAACCAAGCGCGAGCCGGGCAACCTCACGTGGACCTACATCGAGCGCGAGATCCCCACCTGGGCTGCCCAGGCCGGTGTCAGTTCCGCCCAGGCCGCGAGTCTCATCAAGTGGCTTCACGAACACCGTGATACCAAAGAAAAGGAGATGCTCAAAAAGACGATGCCCAAGACGGCATAAAGCGCTGACTCAGTACTATTAATCAAGGAAGAAACAGATGGATTGGAACTGGACAAACAATTGGTGCGACGAATGTCCTGCCATGGACATCCATCGGGTAGCGGAAGCCATTGCGGCCCTGGTGACACATCGCGGCGGTCACCTGAACCTGACTGTAGACCGTCTCCGCAATCAAATCATGGAGTATATTACCTGGCGTCTGCGTAAGGCTCCACATGAACTTTCGGTACCGCAACATGATGTGCGCGAACCGGTGGACTGGACGGACCATGCGGAACGTGTCTGGCAGGATTGGGTGACAGATACCTTCCAAGTGGAAGAGTGGATGGCTGCGGTCATTACACCGATCTTTGGCACGGATGAACGTAATTGGGAAGCTCGCACTGGTACACGATGGCGTACGGAGATTCAAACCTTCTTGCCCTACTGGATTGAGCGCTCGTGGGACATTGTAGATGACTACGACCCCACACCGCCCACCTTTGATATTAACAACGAAGAGGAAATGGTTGCGGTAGACACCTATGACGGACGCCGACGCCGTTAGAACTAGGGGCAAGTTAGTGTTGTGGACATGTTGACAACTTATCGTATGAGTTGTCAAGACGTCTTGTAGACTAGCGAAGCGTTTGCGCGGACCAGCGAAGCGAACTAAGTGATTGCGCAGCAATTACGCAGACCAGCGACACGCTAACCAAATAAACGCGTAGCGTTTATGCGGACCATTGTTTACCGTTCCAAGGATTCACCGAAATACTGTCCAGTTCCGATTTGAAGCGATTGACTTCGCGGTCATAGGCAATACTGGAGTTAGCCTCCATCTGGACACGTTCATCTAATGCGGATTCCACAGGGCGTTTGCCGTAGCAGTTGACACCAAAGCGCTGTTCAGCATTTGGAAAGTAGCCACCATTGACACCGGGCAGACCGCAGGACATGCGTTCCTCCTCGGGACCGTGTTGGAGTTTATCGTAAGTGGATTTCTGGGTGGGGTAGACGGCCAGTTGACCCTTGACCCAGCCGTAGTTACACCAATCCGCACCGGCCTTGTAGGCATCCTTGACCTGGTCATACGTGGCCAACTCGGCACCGAAGGCGCGGCACAGGGGTTCGGCATCGCTAAACGTATACACATTGCGATTCACATTGAATACCTGTGTGCCTCCTGGTCTGTCACCCAGAGCGGCTTCTACATCGCTTTCAATGCGGTCCATGACTTTTTCCAGACCAGTACCAATGGAGGCACCTTTGACCTGGGTGGCCGCGGGAGCGGGGACAAGTTCGGCACGGGCACCGCCTGGCACATCGATTTCGACGGTTTCACCACGTTCGCGACTCAACGACAACTTCTTCCAACCCAGATTAATATAGTAACCGATGGTGTTATAGTAGACGGCAAAAAGGGCGACGAGGACTACGAGGACTAACAGAATCCCTCCCCATCCACTCAGGAGACTGGTGACGGACGATGCGTTCATAGATGGTGACGGTGACAGCGACAGCGAAGCAGGAGCAGGAGTAGAAGGAGAACCAGAGGCGAAACGACCGAGGGAGTTGCGCGCGGCCGAAAACCGGGGTCCATTTATATTTGGTGCGGGTACTGGTGCGGCGTTCATCTTATTCTGGATGCCGCTTATTTGCTGAGAAAGAGAATATAGGTGTCGGGATTCGCAGCACCGCCGTTTGGTGACTCCGCCACGCGATTGTCATCGTAGACAAGCCAGGAACCGTCGGGTTGACGCGCGCGCATGTAGTAGTGACCCACGCGACTGGAGCCCAGATGTTCAATGGTGGCGTAGACCCGATAGTGAGCCGTGCGCAGACCCTGAATGTGCGGCCATGCGAGCAGTTCGGCGAGGTCCACGCTGTCCGGATTGTAGGCGATGCGGGCGTGAACCTTGGAGCCGCGATTCGTGAAGCGTTTGAGCGAGACGATGAGATGCGCCGGCATGCGACTGATGGCGTGGTAAATATCGGAGCGTCCCCGCGTCTTACATTCGTCACAGGCGTAGTCGTCCAACACCTCCTTCGCAAACTGTTCACGGAAACAGGCCTGGAGATTTGGTGCCGGTGCCCCTACTGTTTCCGCCCCAGGAATCGGTAACTTAAGCATACTCCATGGTTCATAACGGGTGGAGACCACACCACAGGCACCACAGACAACACGGGTCTGTGTTTGTCCGTAGAAGTCGGCTACGAGGGGGGAATACTCTTTCTGAAAGAAGGTCGACCACGCATTCAGACTTTTGATGTATTCCACGTATTCGGGTTCAGATCGCGAGCCCTTGACCGTCATGTTCACGGCCCGGGCCTGTTGAGTGTGGAGGGCATCTAGCAGAATCTGTATGGCCTCTGCGGCATCGGCCTGGGCACCGAGGCGAATTTCGTCATTATGGGCGGCTTTGATAAAGGCCACCACAAAGTCGCGGGGTATTATAGCGCGATTACCGTCGCTGCGGAGTTCAGTAACTAACTCTGCAGTGGCCGCCGCCAGGGACGCGTCTTTACGTTCTCTGTGTTCGTGAGCGCGCCAGGCCTCCGTGCCGAAATAGGCGGCAAAGGGAGCGGCATGGCGCAGGGCCTGAATGGCCGAATTTAGGTAGCAGGTGTTGCCGAGATTGGCGAGACCGTGTCTTGATGTCATCGTAGGTCGGTGCCGTTGCTAACCCAACCAGGGGTCACCTTTTTAGGTAGGACCTAAAACCCAAACATACGTGTATCATACGTTCCATCAAATACCAGATAACTGATAATCATTCCGAGAATAACATCGACCGTATAGTGACTGCGCGTGGCGAGAATAGTAACAATGTTGGTCAGCATAAGAAGCCAGAAGGTGAACAGTGAAACATGTTTAGCCTTGAGGAGAATTAGAAGAAGCAGCGTTGCTAGTGCGGTATGCCCACTAAAAATTTTATCGTAGCAACCGCCGCCATTAAAGATATTCAGAAATTTAAGTTTGACTTCACATTTATCGTGCTTGGGTAAAATGGTTGACATTGCTGTTAAAACGCGCAATGTCATAACAAAAAAGTAAAGTACCGCAAATGTTTTGAGCATGTTAAAACCGTCTGGGAGAGTGGCTGTATATACGATGAGCAAAATCGGTAATATATTAATAATCCACCCATACTCGTGAATATCGGGCAGCATTTTATGGGTCACATCAAAGATAGTATCGGATTCTGTAAATTCGTAATGATGTTCCCCCAATGTTTCTATAGCCCACTGGCCGGTCATTATAAATAACAAGAAACCGAGGGCCACCATTATACTCATAAATGTGTCCATTGCGTCTCTACTGTAACAGTCAGAATCTAAACCTGGCACCCCACAGAAACAAACAGAATGGTTACCGCTGTCGCTGTTGGATTTACGCGCTACTTGATGACTACCGTTACCGTGGGTGGAGTCCTGGGTGCCGCCCACGGCTTCGGTCGCACCGCCCACACGCCTGGCGAACGCGCCCCTGCCGTTTTAATGGACGGCGTCCAGGGCTTAGCGATCGGACCATGGTTCCCCGTAGCCGTGCCCCTGGTGGCTACTGGTGTGCTCCCCAGCGGCTGTCCATATTTACGGCGTGTAATGCGTGACAGCGGTATTTTCGCTGCCTCCAAAAACCTGGTCACGAAGTAAGGGACCACAGAATGACAACCGCCTATCTTGTACTCGGCCACGGTCGCGAACGACTGGGCTCTCGACCCATAGTACCCGATGGTTCTATGTTAGTTCTATCGGAGGCCTGCGGTACCCTCGGTCTGATACCGTGGACCTTCTACGAAATCTTTGCCGACGCGGCCCATCAGGACCTCTTCGCCGACCCCGTTACAAATCGCGCGGTCATCGAGGCTCTGCTCGGTCGCCCCATTCACGTCTACCAGGCCGGCGACCAATATCCCGACCTGTTAGTTTCACCGGTGAGCGAGATGGAGTCTGCGGAGGGAATTTACAACCCCTCAGGTGTTTACCGCGTGCCGCTGCGCAGCGAAGACGTTGTTTATCAGCCAACGGCCCGAGGAGCGCACCGCTACGAGACCGACGACGTGGCGACCTCTTTTCGCGGAGCCGTGTGGGGTGACCCGACCACCGGCTTCACACCGATGGGGGACATTTTTGAGGCCCTGCCAGGAGTCCATTACAACTTTCTGTGTCGCGCCCTAGAGGACGAAGAGGCTTTCGAGG